TACGGATGATTACCTCAGGCTTTACGTTCACTTGATTAGTCATTGTCGTCGATTCCGTGGATGCGGCACTCGAACTCCTTGCTTGCACACAATCCCTTGAGTGCATCTACCACGAAGGACTCTTCGTACTGCCCAACCTTGCCGCGCATCCAGTCGAGGTCAAGCTCATCATCGAGGTGAATGTCTCGTGCGAATGTCACCTCGAAGTCACCGCAGTATTCGTTCTCGCAGATGTTGATGGTCTGCCCTTCGAGTTCAGCAACAGCATCATTGACGCCTGACTGCACACCCTCACGGAAGATGGCGATGGCTACGTCACGAGGGATGACGGGCATAGTAGCTCGCTCTTCGAGGTCGCGGTATGCTTGGCATCCGCATGGTCCGCTTGATGATTCTTTCTCCTTGCGGAGCTTATCAAGCTCGGCCTTGAGTTGTTCAACCTGAGCTTCGAGGGCTTGCTCACGTCCTGTCTGCTCTTGGTAGTTCTTCTTCGCCATCTCTTGGCGGAACTCCATCGACTCGATAGTACCCTGTGCAGATGAGATAGCGTTCTCTGCGTAGCGGATAGCCGCTTCGAGCTCGTTCTTGGATTCTTGTACTGAGTTCATGATTAGAAATTTTTGTTGAAGTAGTTGATGAGCATTGCTCGTTGGTTGTCGTCTGATGTTGGCGTCTTGAGGATGGTCTTGACACCATCGTCTTCAGATGCGAGCACGGGATCGATTGTGGCTTGCTCACAGATGGCCATGAAGTCATTGATGTGCATCTTATTCGATTATTGTGTTCTTGATTGGGCAGAGCCGTAGCTCGTGCATGGTTTTGTAGTCAAAGGAATCCATTGGATTGTCTGTGGTGTTGTCAAATCGAGCCCACGAGATGGGGTCTAACGTGAAGTCGTACAGGTCTTCGTGTAGCGTGGTGTCATGCACCTCGATTACCACCTCTGCATCGTCAGGGTATTGTGCGATGAGGTCAAGCAGTTGTTTCTTCGTCATTGTTCTTTGGTTTGGGGATACGGAAAGCGTGCATCACATAGTCGTCGATGTCGATGAGAGCGTGACTGCCGTAGTATACCGAGGAGATGAAGTCCGTCAGTTGTTCGAGGCCGTGAACCGATTGGTCGTTGTCCATGACATCAGAGGAGACACGAGCCACCAAGGACATACACAAGGGGAAGTAGTCCCATGCTTGGGTAGTATCCTGTTGGTCCCACGTCAACCAACATGACTCGGTGGAGTCGGAGCGGTTGGACATATCAACCTCGATGATGCGGAACACCTCGACACTAACGTCGTCGCCATTCTCTGCAACCCAATCGTCATGCGACATATCAGATGGTACGCAAGCCGCATAGTCCTCGTAGTCACGGGTCATGGTGGCGTAAATGCCATCGTCAAACCCTCCGCTGACGTCCACACACATATCATCGTTTGCGTAGTCAGACAGGATTTGGTTGATGTGCTTCTCTGCGAATCCCCGCTTGGGGAAGAACTCGCAAGTGGTGTCGGAGTACCCTTCGAAGAGTCCTGCGACAGCGTGGATTACTGCATATTGTTTCATGCTGAATTGATTTGAAGTTTGAAAATGATTTGAAGTGTTCGTGTATATCACCTTCTTCGTAAACTCAGAAGGTGTATATACACTCACACATAGAAGGGAGGTTGGGATTCGAACACAACTGCCATCCTTGGTGTCGTGTAACACCTTGATGTACGCACCGACTGCGCTCCCTTGAAAAAAGTGAGGGGGCGGACTGACGTTTCAGCCGTAAGAGCTATGGTATTTACCCGACATGAGTTATTTGCTCTGCCCCCTCGATGGTCAAACTTCAATCAACCAAATCCTTTGATTCGTTTTGCCACTTGTCGTAGCCTTTCTCTACGGCAGTGTTGATGGCCTCTGCCTGTGCCCGATCGATTGCCTGCCCCTGCATACGGGAGAGTTCGATGATTACTTCGATGATGTCATTCATGGTTATCTCTTTCTTTTGGTGTTAATTCAAAGTTTACTTCCCATGTGGCTCGGCAGTCCTCGCACTCGTAGTCGTGCTCTATCTGGATGTATCCGTTTGTGGTGCACCCCACTTCTTGTGATTCGAGGAAGATTCCTTGGCCGCCACACTTGTGGCACTTATGGTAATTTTTCATGTGAGGTCAAACATTGTGCCCTTGAAGGCGTTTTCGAGAATCTTCTTGTTGTTGCTATCGGCCTTGAACCACGCCCTGATGAGCGCAAGTTCAAAGCTACCGCAGTTCTTCGTGCGGTTGTCGAGTCGTTCTGCTTGTGTCATGCTGGTTCGTTTTGGGTTTGCCACCATTCGATTTCTTCGTCGTGGATGCGGAAGCTACACGCATCTCCGAGCTTGTCTGTCCATACGGCATCCAACCACACCCCGTGGTCGTCAGGTCCACCCATTACGTGAGAGGCCTTGAAGCCGTGGTTTTGCAGTGCTTGGACTGCACGTTCGCATTTATCTTGTGTCATACCCCCTCGATTTGGTCAGCGAGGAACACCAACTCGTCGATGATTGCGCCAACGTGTTCAGCGTCAGCGTCAGGCATCATTGTGAGGAGGGAGGCAAAGCCCTTCACGTCCTTCGGAACAAGCCGAGCACACCGATTCAGGTCGTTGAGTCGCTTTCCGAAGTGGAAGCCGTTGAGGAACAGAACCGCACGGCCAACAGGTTGAGAAAAGAAGTTTTTCATGATTTGAAGTTTGAAGTTTGACATTTGAGAGGGTTCGTATATTACCTTCTTCGTAAACTCAGAAGGTATATATACTCACCTCTCTATTTTAGTGTTGGAGGAAGGCCACCAACGCAAGGAGTGACATCCACGCAAGGAAAGCGAGGTTCAAGTTTTTGTTCATGTAATGTGATGTTATGCGTTGACAATCAACGAGTTATCTTTTACCAACTCCACCTTCTTCAAGGTCCACGGAGTGTGACGGAAGTTGTAGTGACACTTGCTCAAGGCCTCTTCGAGGCTGTTAGCCGTGATATGACCATCGCGCCAATCGTCGCGGTCACGCTGGTAGTAGATGATGTAATGATATGTGTTCATCTCTGATGAATTGAAGTTTGATACAGACACCCCGAAGGGTGTTTCGTCCATTGAGGACTCGTCAGTGTACCTTACAGGTTGGCCTCGACAATCATCTGCTCTTCGCAGGTCAGGTCACACCAGTCAGAGGTGTTACACATCACGTCAGCACCGAAGGTTTCGAACATGTCGAGGATGGCTTGGAGTTTGGAAGGGTTCATGGTGAACAGATTTGAAGTTTGATACAGACACCCCAAGGGGGTGTTTCGCCTAATCAAGGCTCATCAGTGTACCTGTGATGTCAGTATGGGGGCTTGTCAGGCTTGGGGGTGAGAGCATCCTCCATTGCCTTGCACATCAAGAACTGCTCAAGTTCTTCGTCCAAGTGATACTTGAGGATGTACTTCCGTTCGGCTTCGGAGTCCTCGAACGTCTTGTATACGTCTACACTTGTCATGTAACCTGAAGCGATGACGGAGTCGATGATGTCTGAAACGTTTGACATGATGATTGAATTTTGAAGTTTGAATTTCGAGTTAGAGAGAGGGGTCGTATATCACCTTCTTCGTAAACTCAGAAGGTGTATATACTCCCCCACTCAAGGGTTATTGTTGTTCGAGTTGTGCTCTTTGAGCATTCAGGCAGTCGAGGATGGCATCAAGCGTCGCAAGAGCCTTGTCGTTTCCTTCGAAACGAGCCATATCGTTGAGTTCAGCTACCATCCTGCGGTAGTTGGCGTTGATGTGTTGTTGCCAGATGTTCATTTTCAATGAATTAGAGGTTTGAAGTAGGGTCGAAGGGGAGGTCGCTGAAGAGTACTTCAGCAGAACGTGTAACGTCATGCCCCATGGATTGCAAGGCAATCAGAGCCTCAATCTTAGCTTCGAGGTCGGCCAATCGAGCCTCATCATGTGATGTCACCTTCATAGGTGCGGCCTTCGGCATGACGACAGCCTCCTTGACTGCCTCGGCTTTCCGCTTGGCTCGGCTTTCAGCCCCTGTGTGACGTGACACGTCGTGAGCCGCTTTCCGAGCCGCCTCGACCGAAGCCTTCGGCTTCCGTGTGGATGGTGTGACAGGAGTGTCAGGACGGCCATGGAAAGCCTTCTCTTGGCGGTCTGCTACCTTGGTAGCTGGGGTAGCCTTGGAAGACTTCTGCTTCGTCTTACGACGACGCTTTGGCTTCAGTCCCTCTTCGAGGGATTCGACGTATGACATGAGTTCCTGAACCGCCTTCTTCGCATCTTCGATGCGGTCTGAGGTTGGAGCGAACGAAGCAGTGTTGACTGCTGACTTAACCTCCTTGAGGAGGTTGATACGAGATTGATTGTTGTTCATCGGAGATGAAGTTTGAAGTTTGAATGCCACCAACCGATTGCCGATGGCTCTGCAAAGGTATAACCGACTTCCGCCAAATTCCAAATCTTTTTTTGCTGATAAAAAAGTTACCCCCTAAGGGGGGTAAAAAGGCCCATCAGACCGCGTACATACATGAGGCTGGACAACGGGTCATGACCTGGACAGCGCATTGCAGTGTGGCGTCATATGCGACGTGAATCGCAGATTCGTGGGGAAGGGGAGAGGGGATTGTCCTCTATCGAAGATAGACGCTACAAACTCCAACCTGTACCGCTACTCCAACTGCCGTGCTCTAACCTGCTCGCCACCAGCCTGTTACGAAAAGCTGAAATGTATGCGCCAAACGTGTAGCGTGTTGTACCCACGGGGGTACGTAATGCGTTTCGGGTGCGGGGGTGTGACGTCTATAGGTACGTATTATCCCCACAATCTTTATTTCTCACTTCTTTTCTTAGGCGAGTCCACTCTCGATCACTGCTTCTTTTTCCTATGCATGTATCATATAAGCTGTTCTATAGCAGTGAGTTACGCTTATTACTTAAAGCAATACTCTAGGGGGTTGACATTGTAAGTTTTTTGCTGTAACTTTGCCTCGAAGCAACAAGGGGAAAGGGATAAGCTTCTTAAGTAAATAGAGAAACACTACTAAGAAGATATGAGGTGATTTAAGAAAATCACTAGGCTGTAGCTTTAAATGCTGAATAGGCGCAAAGACTGTATCTTTGTTTCTGATATGAAATCAATACGATTAAGCAACGGTGATCCCATCAAGCCTGTGAAGCAGGTTAAGGTTGAGGGTCCTGGCGGGGAGGTGTTCTATGTTGATGACCCTGAGTCTTCTGTTCATGGCAGCGACACTCTCAGCTATGTAACCAATTCTAGCGACCGCATCTTGCGTCAGATGATGGCGGAGACTGGCGGGGAGAGAGACCCTGACCGCGCTGTCTCTCCAGCTGGCGCTCGTGGGCGTTGGCAGATCATGCCAGCTACGCAGAAGGATTTAGAGGATAGGGGTTTTATCTCTAAGGGGTTAGATCCTTTCGACCCTCTTGATAGCCGCATCATGCGTGACGCCAAGATAGAAGCTATCTCTGGTCTTTCTTTTGTGAAGTCGCCACCTAAGCCCATCCCTGAAGTCAACAGGCTAGCTCGTATATACGGCAGCTATAATGCAGGGGAGGGAACAGTCTTGAAGGCTTTGGAGAGAGCTAAGGCTGAGGGCGTAGATATCTATGGCGACCCTAGGGAGTGGCTAGAGTACCTACCTAAAGAGACTCAGGGTTACATTCAAAAGATTCTGTTTGAGGAGGTTGACTCTAAGTGATTATATTTGCAAACATGAAAGCAAAAAAGAAATACCCAATGTACTCCGAAGGGGGTGTCGCTCAGAAGTCTCTCTATACGACTGTGAAGAACGAGAAAGAAAAGAAGAAGAAGATAGCTTCTCTTGAAGGTCAGATCGCTGCTGCCAAAGGAACTCCAGCGGCGAAGGCTCTTGTAGAGGAGTACAGACGCGTGACTGGTCAGAAGTAACGCGCCCTCTCCACCACAAGGCATGAATCTTTCTAAAAATCTAACTCTTGCCGAATGCACGAAAAGCACAACAGCTTCTCGACGTGGCATCAATAATACACCTGATGATGACTGGGTTATCGAGAACCTTAGACAAGTTGCGCTCAATATATTTCAACCTCTTAGGGACGCTTTCGGGTGCCCTATATACGTGTCGAGCGGCTATCGTTCGGCTGAGCTCAACACTGCTATTGGCGGGTCAAGCCGCAGTCAACACGTGGAAGGAAGAGCACTCGACCTGGACGCAGATGTATTTGGACAGTGCACAAATTCTCAAATCTTCCAGTATATACTCAACAACCTTACGTTTGATCAGCTTATCTGGGAGTTTGGTGACGAAGACAATCCTGATTGGGTTCACGTCAGTTACGTTTATGGCGGAGATAATCGTGGGCGCTGCCTTAAAGCTGTTCGAGATGATAAAGGCAAGACTTACTACGAGCCGATCCTAACTTAATATTCTAGCCTTCTGTAAAAAGCCTGCACCACCATGCGGGCTTTTTGCGTTATAGCATAGCGCACTCGGTAGTTCATCTTAGTCTCGTCACGGAAGAGGTGGTCCTCACGAGAGGCACTAGGGGTAAGCTTGTCGAAATGCTTATATACGAGGCCTTGCTTCATAAGGGGCCATAGCATCCTGTTGCCGAAGTTCTTCTTATTGAACCCGTACTCGTCAGCTGCGTAGTTGATAGTCCAGAACTCTTTGTCGTAAGCCCATAAAAGGAACTCTAGGTGGCTGAACGAGATGTCGTTGTCCTCGCAGAACATGATACGAGCTGCTCGAAAGTTCTTAAGGTGGTTGTGATTTATGTATCGCTCGTTCATAAACGAGACCTCTCTAAACAACCGTTTCTTTTTTACTTTACTCTTAGGCATAAATTTATTTGTATCTTAGACAAAAATAAACCATGAACTACGAAGACGTGGAATTCTTGTCTGAGCTTTACGCTAAGGTACTCGAAATCGAGAACTTTGTTAAGTCAAGAGGATATGAGGACAGGGTGATGTCAGCTATAGTAGTAGGACTCATGGATGAAATTGAATCGACCGAAGATGAATCAGTAGAGATGAAGTCTCTCTTCAGCTACAATCTAGATTCATGGGAGGAGCTCGATCTCGTCATAGACGTTATGAAGAGCACCTACTCTGATGAAGACGACAGCCTGGGGGATATGCTGGGAGATCTCGGTATATCTCTAAACTAATGGAAGAAGGATACGTAAGAAAAATTATTATTGGCCAAGACCCTAAGAACGGGATGGCCTATTATGTCGGCATGAGAGCTGGCGAAGGAAATGTTTCTGCTATCGTGCTAGATACAGAATTTCTTCATAAATTTGCATCAACGCGGTATCTCATATACGTGAACACAGATGGCGAAAACGCCCTATGGAAGAGCGTCAATGGTATGCCCGTGATAATTGAATACGACTTGAATTTTTAATGATGAGAACATTTGATTTGTTTGTCATAGAACTAGACAAGCAGATTGAAGACACAGTGACTACTGCTGGTGGTCTAGAGCTGTATGTCGACAATCGCTTTCGAGAGTTCGACCTCAGGAAGAATGAAGCTCCTGTGGTGGCCACACCCTTTAAGTACGACACTGGTGTTGAAGTTGGCGATACGCTGTACTTCCACCACCTGGTGGTCCTCAATGAGGGTCAGCCACTGACTGGTATAGAGAACAACTTCTTGGTGCGCTACAACGAAGAGCACGCTATCAGCAACCAAGCTATAGCATACAAGAGTAAGAAAGACGGGGAGGTACGCCCGCTAGGTGGGTGGGCGATCTTGTCGCCTATAGAGGAAGAGAAAGAGAGCATCAAGGAGGGTAAGTCTGGCCTGGTAACTGTAGAGCTCAAAGAGAAGCCTACTACGAAAGCTAAGCTCGCGTTCGAAAGCGAAGAGACAAAGCGCATGGGCCTTAAGGTTGGCGATGTCGTAGGTTTTGAGAAAAATATAGACTATAGATTTAAGATCGATGGCAAAGAATATATCCGCATCCCCGAAGACCGATTCCTCTACGTCGAAGTTCAAGACAGTTGATGCAGCGGAGAGGCTGATGGACAGCATGCAGGTAGCTATCGACAATATGATAGATGAAGTTAGAAGGCCTGTAGATCCAGAAGCTGGCGGCTCGGCACGTAAAGCAGAGCTTCAGTCGATTAAGCAGACAGCAATAGACTGCAAGGAGTTAATTATAGAGCGACAAAAGCTAGAACAGATGGTAAAAGAATTAAAAGAGAATGGAGAAATCGAAGAAGAAAAAGACTACTCAGGAGGATTCGCAGAGCGATTCTCAAAATGAGTGGTGGGATGACATCACGATTACTCAAGAAGGTATAGAGGCTTACGTAAACTGGATAGAAAACCAGACAAGCACTCACGAGGAGAGGGACGAAGAATAACGGCGAGTATCTCCTCAAGCTTATACCTTGTAGAAAGAGTAATAGGTCACATGTGGGTTCAAGCCCCACCTCGCCGACAACCATATGGACGGGTAGCATAACAGCATAATGCACCAATCTTCTAAATTGGCATATGTGGGTTGGAGTCCCACCCCGTCTACAATTCTAACACGCCGTTGTCAAATTCCCAATGGCAGTTAGGGCAGAGTTGAATCACGTTAGAGGCAGCGTTAACCTCGTTGATTGTTGCTTCTAACGTGAACTCGCTTATGGCTTTTATATGACACAGTTCAACATGCTTATCATATCCACAGTTGTAGCATGGATTCTTCAGCATTTCTTTGTGATCGTGTCGCGCAAAGTTTCTTATATCAGCATATGCTGAGCTGCGATGTAGATTAGATCTTTTTTCCACGACTTCGCCTATCGTCTTTGACCTTCTATTCTCTTTGTTCCACTCCGTGTGTTCATCCCAGTGTAGCTGGCAAAGTGTAGACCTATAGTTTCTTACTACTTCATCGCACTTCTTGCATTTTCTTTTTAACTTTCTTTTCGGTGAAGCCTTGTTTGTATAGCTGGCCGAGCAAGACCTGGAGCAGAACCTTGGGTTTTTGCTTTCCGCTCCGCAGTAAGTGCAATGATTCATTTCGTATATTTGAACCTAAGATACAAATTAAATACATCAGGTCACAGGTTCGAATCCTGTCGGGGGTACCAAATTAAATAAAATGGCTAAACAACAACTATCTACCTACAAGTCTAAGAGCGTAAAAAGAAAAGGCGTTCACGCAAAGACCAAGCAGTCGAAGAATAAAAATTCAAAAAAGTATACGAAGCCCTACGCTTCACAAGGACGATAATCATGGCAGAATACATTTGCAAGTGCGACAAGAAGCACGAAGAAAGTAAGGGCGGAGTCTCTATTAAGTTCGGTGACGACGGAGCGTATCACGATATCAAGTGTCCATGCGGTAAGTATATGGAGCTCAAGAACCCTAAGTCTGGGGTGGCTAAGCTGGCTCGTATGGATCGATTTGGAAGAAGCTTCTGATGAGTAAGCCTACCTTCTGCCTTGCTATGATCGTCAAAGACGAAGAGCAGGATATCCAGCGCTGCCTCGATAGCGTAGCCCCGTATATCAACTACTGGGTTATCTCCGACACAGGGTCGAGCGACGGCACCATGGATAAGATCAAAGAGGTTATGGACGGTCATAACATTCCTGGGGAGCTTCACGAACATAAGTGGAAGGACTTCTCTACGAACCGCAACTATGTACTTGAGCTCGCTCGCCCTCATGCAGATATCGTTTGGTTTATGGATGCTGACGATAACCTTGAGCCATTTCAAGAAGACATCTTCGAAGGCTTCGAGGTTCCCAAGGACCTGGTGTGGATGAACTTCAGAACTGACAAAGGCGTCTTCTCACGACCCACTATGGTGAGCTCTAAGTCTAAAGCTAAGTACTACGGTGTTCTTCACGAGTACCTAGGCTTCGACCATAAAGATGAGTCTGAGTCCCCAGAGGGTACGATGCTAAAGACAGCTGGCGTATTCGCTAGATCCTCACCGCTTAAGAGGGATGAGACGGCGCAGAAGAAATATGCTAACGACGCAAGGATCTTTGAGAAGGATCTGAAGAGAGACCCAAGCAATACGAGAAGCATGTACTACTTGGCTCAGTCGTATGCGCTATCAGGTCAATACAGGAAAGCAATTAAACAATATGAAAAAAGATCAAGAATCACAGACCGAGGTAATGATGACGAGGTATTTATCTCGCTACTTAGGATTGCTGAGCTCAGCCAAAATGTTGGCGAACCCCAAGACAAAGTAATCGACAGCTTCATCAGGGCCTGGGAGCACACACCGTCACGCCTAGACCCTATAGTAGGGGCCATGGAGCTGCTTATTAAAAGCGAGAGATACTTGTATGCTGTCACCTTGGGGGAGACGGCCTCTCGGCTAGCTAACCCGTCGGTGGCATACACGAACGTAGATATGGCTGACTACAAGTACTGGTTCCCAGAGATGTATTCTTTTGCAGTGTATAAGCTAGGCTCTCCGCAAGTAGCCTTCTCCGTCGTAGAGAAAGCTCTTGAGCAGATGGAAGAGGGGGAGTATGGATACGATAAGCTGTTGGCTAGACGAGATCAATACAAGAAAGAGTGTGAGTCATGAATCTAATCGACTTAGATGGATATGAAGATAAAGGGATTAAGATCGACCCTAACGGTACGGAAGGAGAGGTTGTCGAACTCCATGGGCTTCTTGTTGTACTCCCAAAGAAACCAAAGCGATCTGAAATACTCTTCCATGACAAGTCAAAGTCGATGCAGATGTGGCAACGCATTCCTATGCCCGAAGAACTGCAGAAGATACGAAGTATGGATGAGTGGTTCGAGAAGCCAGCGGAGTTTAGAAAAAAGTTTTCTTCATATATCGAGAGAGAGTTTGAGCGCAGGCGCAACGGTGTTTGGTTTTACAATGATGGCATCGCTACGTACATTACAGGAAGGCATTACATGCTTCTCCAGTGGTCCAAGATCGACATCGGGTATCCTTACTATCTTGCCTTCCAACGTGAAATCTTTCTACACATGGCTGCGTGCGAAGCTGATCCCCGTTGTATCGGTCAGCTATATACTAAGTGTCGCCGCTCTGGGTATACTAATATCTGTTCTTCTGTACTTGTTGACGAAGCTACTCAAGTTAAAGACAAGCTTCTTGGGATTCAGTCGAAGACTGGTAAAGACTCTCAAGAGAATATTTTTATGAAGAAGGTGGTTCCGATCTTTAGGTCGTACCCATTCTTTTTCAAGCCTATTCAAGACGGAACTACCAACCCCCGTATGGAGCTCGCCTTCCGCGAACCCTCGAAGCGTATCACTAAGAACAACAAGACGTCGTACAAAGGTGACGCGCTCAACACCATCATCAACTGGAAGAACACGACGAATAACGCATACGATGGAGAGAAGCTACACATGCTGTACCTCGATGAGGCTGGCAAGTGGGAGAAGCCTGTGGACATCAGAGAGGCATGGCGCATAGAGAGAACCTGCCTTATTGTCGGTAAGAAGGTAGTTGGCAAGGCTCTTGTAGGTAGTACAGTGAACCCGATGGACAAGGGCGGAAGCGAGTACAAAGTCCTTTGGGAAGATTCTAACCCTAATGAACGCAATGCAAATGGTAGGACTAAAAGCGGGCTGTATCGCATCTTTATACCAGCTTACGAAGCCCTCGAAGGATTTTTCGATAAGTATGGCAATCCAGTTTCAGAGGACCCGAACAATCCCGTTAGCGGTATCGATGGTGAACCTATCGAGCTTGGGAGCAAGGCGTACCTAAAGAACGAAAGAGATAGTCTTAAGAGCGACGCCTCAGAACTTAACGAGGTTGTCAGGCAGTTCCCCTTTACCGAAGAGGAAGCTTTCCGAGATAGCATCGAGGGTAGTCTATTCAACGTTGGTAAAATCTACCAACAGATTGACCACAACAATGAACTATTCCCAGACCCCGTTGTGCGTGGCAACTTTATGTGGAAAGAGAAAGACAAAGAGGTTATATTCTCTCCAGACCATAACGGAAGATTCTATGTGTCATGGCAGCCAGCGCCAGAGAACCGAAACAAAGTGATAGACAAGTACGGGAAGAGACATCCAGGTAATGACCACGTAGGCGTGGGAGGTGTCGACTCGTACGACCTTGACGCTACGGTTGATGGGAGAGGGTCTAAGGGTGCTATGCACCTCTACAATAAGTTTAACATGGAGTCCGTAAGTAACTGTTTTGTAGTTGAATACGCGTCTCGTCCAGACCTAGCCAGTATCTTTTACGAAGATGTTTTGATGTGCGCTTTTTATTATGGGTACCCGCTACTCGTAGAGAACAACAAGTACGGCATCGTAAGATACTTTGAATCAAGAGGTTATGATGGATACTTAATGGGTAGACCAGCGCACTTGTCATCTTCCAGTGCTAAGGTTAACGTAAAGACAAAAGGCATACCATCCAACTCTCAAGACGTGATCCAGTCTCACGCTCAAGCTATAGAGACATATATCCACGATCACATAGGCGAGAATCCTCAGACGGGTGAGGTGGGCAAGATGTACTTCAATAGAACTTTAGAGGACTGGATAGGCTACAAGATTTCTGACAGAACTAAGTTTGACTTGACGATTAGCTCTGGGCTGGCCCTTCTAGCCGCTCAAAAAGTAAAACAAGAAAAGCCTAAGTCAAGCCTCAACGAGAAGGAATTCTTTAGGAAGTATAAGATAAAACACTGGCACTCGTAATTTTAGTATATTTGCCCCAATGTACGGGGAGAATAATACATCTAAAAAAGGGTTTCCCAATCCTCTTGAAAAAAGAGAGGTTAAAGAAAGTATCTCGTATGGCCTTCAATATGCAAGAGCCATAGAGAATCAGTGGGGGTCTCTCGATAGAGAGAACTCCCTTATGAGGCGCAGGAGAGATACCTTCCTCAAGAACAGAGCTTACGCTAACGGCACACAAGACACAGCTATCTATAGGCAGCTCTTGACAAGCATGGACCCTAACAATGGGGATGGCAGCTTCTTGAACCTTGACTTTACTCCAGTGCCAATACTCCCGAAGTTTGCGCGGATAGTAGTCAACAAGATCCTCTCCAGAGAACCGTACCCAAACCTAGAGGCTGTCGACCCACTCTCCTCATCCGAGAAAGACAGAGAGCGCCAAAAGATGGAGGCTCTTATCCAGGCTAAGCAGCAGCTGCTTCAGATCAAAGAAAAGACTGGCGTAGACGTGGCCGATGTAGAACAGCTTCCCGACACACTAGAGGAGGCTGAAATCTTTATGGGGAATAACATCAAGTCCTCTTCAGAGATAGCCGCTCAGATAGCTACAAACATGACGCTCCAGTGGAATGACTTCCACGATTCAGTGTATAGAAGATCTGTCAACGACATCGTGAACTTGGGTATGGCGGTGGTGAAAAGAACCAACGACCCCAACTACGGTATTAAAACCGACTATGTCGATCCTATTGACTTTGTTCACAGCGAAGTTAAAGACCCGTCATTCGGAGACATGATCTATGCTGGTCATGTGCGCACCATGCCTATCCACGAACTTAAGCGCTTGGCTGGTGATCAACTAACCGAAGAGGACTATCAGTACATAGCAGAGAAGTTTAGATCTAAGTCTGGTAACAGATCACAGCGCATGAGCGTGTCATCTTACGACCCAGATACAAACAGATCTCAATACGGCTACGATGAGTTCATGGTAGACGTTCTTGAGTTCGAGTTCTTGTCTGTAGACAAGATGATGTTTGAAGAGAAAGAGAGTCGACATGGAAATGTAGGCTTTTACTACAAGGGTGACGACTACAAAGCACCAGAAAACTCAGTATACAAGAGAGAGGTTAAGAGTCTTGACAATGAGACTGTGTACGGTGGATACTACATCATGGGTTGTGGCAAGCTGTTTAGCTACGGTCTGAAGACTAACATACCTAAAAACCTCCACGACCTATCAAGGGCGACCCTTTCTTATTCTGTGGTTGCTACGAACATAGAGGACATGATGCCTAAGTCTATGGTGAATAGCTGCATCGGGTTTGCCGATCAACTTCAGCTTACTCACCTAAAGATTCAACAGGCTGTAGCTAAGGCCAAGCCTGATGGAATCATCATCGACATTGAAGGTTTGGAGAATGTGCAGTTGGGCAAGGGAGGTGAGCTTCAGCCGCTTGAGTTGCACGACATCTATGAGCAGACTGGTGTGTTCTACTACAGAAGCAAGAACCCCGAGGGTGGATTTCAGAACCCACCAATCAGAGAGATTGGCAATGCTGTCCGAAACATCAATGAGTTCATCGGGCTATACAACCATTACCTCAGGCTCATAAGAGATACAACGGGTATCAACGAAGCTATGGATGCTAGTTCACCTAGAGGCGAAGCCCTGGTTGGGGTTCAGCAGCAAGCTATCGCCGCTGGCAATAACGCCATCTACGATATGACTCATGCTTCTATGATCTTGTTTAAGAAGGTTTGCTCTGACATCGTTAAGTGCCTGCAGATCCTGCCAAGAGAGAGCGTTATCTTTAGGGCGTATGCCAATGCTGTCGGCAACACCAACATGGAGGTGCTCTCTTCTTTTGAGAATCTTCCCATGTACAACTTCGGGGTTCGGATAGTCAAGGAGATGGAGGACGCTGAGAAGCAATACCTTGAGCAGAACATCCAGATAGCCCTTGCTCAGAAGGAACTAGACATCGAAGACGCGATCGCAATACGACAGCTTAGAGATGTCAACCAAGCAGAGCGCTTGCTTATCGTTCGTCGATCAAAGCGTATAACTCGCAATCAACAGATGGCTATGCAGAATTCTCAGATGCAAGCCCAGATTCAGCAGCAATCAGCAGCAGCTACCTCACAAGCCAAGCAGCAAGAAATGCAGATGGAGGCGCAGCTTGAGGCTCAAAAGCTCCAGCTCAAAACTCAACTTGAGATGCAGCTAGAGCAAGTCAAGCACCAGTTCCGTAGAGAGATTGAGCTTATTAGAGCTCAGGCCACCCTTGGATTCCGTACTGAAGAGCAAGAGTTTAAAGAGAAGCTCGAAGTTCTTAAAGAGGATCGGAAAGACGATAGGGTAGAGAAGCAAGCGGTGGAGCAAAGCAAACTCATCGCTCAACGCAAAGGAGAAAGAGACGAGCTTACTGAAGGACCAGAGGGGGTAGACAAGGAAGTAACTGATATCGTAAACAACATCATTCAAGAATAATGGCTACAGTAAGCGTAGATATATCAAATCGTTTGGACATCGTCTGTAAGAGGGGTGATACATTTGAGCTCAACTTGGAGTTTGGTGTTGCGATGCCTGAGCATGGGGTGAGTGGAACATTTGAGATGAAGGTAGCTACCTCCGATACTGCAACACCTGAGACCCTGACTATAAGTTATGTCAGCTCCAGTGGAGAGGCTTCCAACTCTAAGTTGGCTATAACGTCCGCCGCTAATGAGGTCGGTGCCCTCTCTCCAGGACTGTACGTATATGACTTGCAAGTCACTGATACAAATGGGGTCAGGTTTACTGCTGGATCTGTAAAGACTCTCCTGTACGGTACGTTTAAAGTAAACGACGATATAGGAGCCTGATGTCAGTAAAGGTTGTAAATAGCGGTCCAGGAGTTGTAAAGGTCTCTGTGGAGACCACCCCTGCTATCCAGGTTTCTTCTCCAGAGGTAAGCCCAGTAGAGGTTTCTGCTGGCCTACAAGGAGCTCAGGGGCCTCAGGGTCCTCAAGGCCCTCAAGGGGCTCAAGGCCCACAGGGTCCACAAGGACCACAAGGCCCTCAGGGCATACAAGGTATTCAGGGAGTTCCTGGCGCTGATGGCGCTGATGGCGCTGACGGAGCTGACGGGGCCCCAGGTATTGATGGCATTGATGGTGCTCCAGGTGCTGACGGTGCTGATGGGCTAGGCTTTACAGGGGGCAGTTACGACAGCGGAACTGGTGTTGTTACTTTTACATCTGACGACGGTCTTGGGTTCTCAACTGGAGATCTTCGTGGTGAGTCTTCAGGCGGGTATGCTCCTGGTGGATCTGAGAATCAGTTTCTTCAGAAGAACAGTGCTACTGATTACGACACCAAGTGGAGCGCATATACTCTTCCAGCCGCAGATGGAAGTGAGGGGCAAGTATTAACTGCAGACGGCGCTGGCGCTGTTTCCTTCGCTTACCCAAGTACTATTTCAGAAAACGTAAAGAACGTTAGCGGCGGTGTGCTTTACAAGGGAACTCCTGTTCACGTAACTGGATCTGTTGGAAGCCTCGCTGAAGTCATTGCAGCTGATGCTGCTACAAACTATCCAGCTCATTTCGTTCTCGACCAAGATCTAAACGATGACGGTGAGGGTTTGGGTATTGCCCTTGGCTTCATTAACAACGTGGACGTCCCTGACGCCTCCATCTACTCAGAGGGTCAGACAGTATACCTAGGCGCTTCTGGAGGTTGGGTAACTACGAAGCCTACTGGAACCAACGCTATTCAAAACCTTGGCATCATCATCAAGGTAAACACCAGTGGTAATAAGATATCTGGCATCATCATGGGTGCTGGCAGGGCCAACGACGTGCCCAACATCCCTACTGGCAACATATGGGCTGGTGATGCAAGTGGAGTGGCTACGGCTACAGATAAGCTATATGTAGATATCGCTAACTCAAGGGTCGGCATCGGCACTACTTCGCCACTTTATTCACTTCATATAGATGATGGGGTTGCAAATTCAAACACGCTGTTTGTAAACTCTTACAACAGGATAGGATGGTCAGGCGGCACGAATCAGTGGATAGTGGGGTGGAGTGGAAGGATGGCCTTTCAAAAGGGAGGTGGTGGAGAATGGGGTAGATTCTCTTACGCTGGTGATGTAAATAGATTTGTTATATCTAGAGCCCTTCACATTGGAGAAAACTCTGGAGACAATGGAGACGTTAGGTTTACTCGTCTCGCTGCGGGGAAGGTTGCTATAGGTAACAATGCTGATGATGCAAGCGGAACTCTTGTGGCTGGCAACGTCGGCGTCGGAACTACCGCCCCTACAGAGAAGCTTCATGTTGTTGGCAGGGCTAAGATTCTTGACTCAGGCAGCAACACTCTTATCGGGAGTAGCTGGCCTTCAATCACCACTGCCACCAACAACGTAGGCATAGGAACCCAGTCTCTCGACGCCTTGACGGATGGTCAGCGAAACGTATCTGTAGGTGGGCAGTCTGGATCATCTTTGACTAGTGGCAACAGAAATGTCTCGATAGGTGTAGGGGCTAACCATAGCCTGACGACTCAGCAATATAATGTTGCTGTAGGCGATGAGGCTGGGTATAACTCTGTTCCCAATAACCTCCTAGCGGCCAACACCCTTGTGGGGACTGCGGCTGGAAAGGGTGCAAGCGGAACCTCTGTCTATAGGTTTGCTACAGCTGTGGGCTATAGGGCTATGATCTTCCTTACTTCAGGGAACTCGAACACTGCGATAGGCGCAGAGTCAGGGTATTACCTCACCAGTGGTGGCGCCAACACCGCCCTTGGTCGTAGATCTCTTTATTTCTTGAGCACTGGAAACAGCAACGTAGCGGTAGGATATTACGCAGCCCAGGGAACAAGTGGGTTTTCTACCTTCTCCAACACGGTAGCGGTGGGCTATGAATCACTTAAGGTCGTAAGCTCTGGGGCTTCTAATACAGCGGTGGGGTACCGCACAGGGTTTAACCTCACCACGGGTAGCAATAATGTTCTTCTTGGGTATGAGGCTGGGTATCAGCTCACTACGGAAAGCAACAAGCTGTACATTGCCAACAGCAGCACGACGACTCCACTTATCTACGGTGAGTTCGACAATGACATCGTAAGGGTAAACGGACAGCTTCAAGTAGGGGATCCTTTGGGAACTGGTTTTAAGCTCCCCACTACTGACGGCACCGCAAACTACGTGCTCCAAACAAATGGATCTGGTACAGTTTCTTGGGTCGCCATGAGTGGTGGTGGCGGCTCGGCCAATATGTCTCAGTCATTTACGGCGCCAACCACTGTAGGGGAGTTCCAAGACGGAGCTCGACTTGTCACTGGAGCTTACGGCACCGCACCAGCTGCTACGGCAGGAACGCTAGTTAACTTTGCTAATACCGCACCATCAGCTGTCGGAGCTCAATCAGATAGTACCGCTGCAACTGGCATGCTCACAGTTGTGACAGATGCCGCTAGTGGTGACGAGCTGCTTGTTGAAGGCGTGGTGAAGATGTCTTCTAACACGGGGTGGAGCGCATCTAAAAAGGGCACGCCGCTATACATGAGCACGACAGCAGGGGCAGTAACCACTACTGCTCCATCTACAGCTGGAGAGTTTGTGAGGGTTGTTGGTCACGTTGTCGACGGAGCTAATAGCACTATTTATTTCAAACCTGACAATACTTGGCTTGAGCTATGAGTAAGATTATTGGAGTAGACACGTCGAATATCGACAACGTAAGCGGGTTCTTTGTGACGCAAGGTGGAGGAGGTTCTATCGAAGACTTTGCTCTCACAGAGGCAGACACAGGGGTTCTTATGTGGGGTGGCGGGGCAGGCGCTCAAGACGTCCTTAAGATTAAGGTTGATGGTAATGTCATTATACCTTCTGCCGTCCCTTCAAAAGGACAGCTAACTACGGCCACTATTTCTAAAGGTAACTTCAAGTTCGGTGGTTTTGGATCTGCCTATCTAACAGACTCTGGAGACCTTTATACCTGTTGGCCTAGTGCTGTTTTTACATCATCCATAGGAAGAGCTGTTACAGCCTCCGCCCCTCAGGACGAGTATCATTTGGCCGCTCAAAATGTTGCCAACTTTTTCGTGGGGTACGGGGGTATTATGTACGTAAGCACAAGTGGAACGTTTCACCACAGCGGAAACGGTGCGTATTTTGGAAACAGCGGAACTACAGCAAACTATAGTTTCGCTCAAATTGGAAGTGATACAGACTGGGTTTCTATTCACGGAGACCCATACCCATACTATGGCAGCACTGTTTACATCGCGGTAAAGGGATCTAATGGTGGTAAACTTTATGTTATAGGATCGAACTCCGAAGGAAAAACTGGACTGAACACGACAAGCGGGCTCACTTCGTCTTGGACTCTCATGAGTGATGGCACCGCCAGCGGCACGTTTGACGTAGAAGGTTGGACTGACATTAAGGTTATGAGTGACTCTCCTGGAGCTATTGATAGCACAGGAAGGCTCTGGAGGTGGGGGGAGAATGCTTACGGGGCCCTTGGAACTGGTACTAGTACCGATATACTGTACCCTCAACAAGTGGGGAACGACACAGACTGGGAATACCTTGGACCCACCAGAAACGTAATGATGGCTATTAAGGGTGGTGAAATATGGTATTGCAGTTCGGGTAATTACGGAAGTCCATTTGGTACTGGATTAACCTTTGACAGAACGTGGAGGCAGCTTACTAGCACAGGCGGTCTTTGGGAAGAGATAGATGCTAATGATGGCATGGCTCAGAATTATGTTTATACGGGCAAGTATAACGGAGGCTACGTAGTATACAGTTCAAATCCAGCGATCTACGGTAGTCACAATTTGCCTTCAAATTCTAGTCTCAACGGCATCAGTAACGGCATCGGAGGGACAAGGTTTGTCGACATTTCTGATTTAGCAAATCCCATTGACTCTGGATCTACAATAAACTGGATTCATTCGTACTGTGGAAACAATAGTTCCGATGCTACATTTCTCTTAATCCGAGCATCATCATGATTAGAAGCGTAACAATTACATCCGAATCTGAGCTTAAGGAAGTCTGGACAGACTCTAGGTGCCCCAACATGTCTTGGGTCTTTAATGAGGAAACACTCGAAGACTGTCTTCAGGATGATGGGACCTATGTCGCAACTTATGAGACCCTTGAAATCCCAACAGGCGAGACTAGATCATTCACTTACTTGACCAGCTCAGGTGAGACAACTTATAACCTTCAAGATGGAGAGTACGGGGTAAAGCCTGATTGATTATATTTGCAACAAACATTCTGATATGCCTTTATACACATCTCAAACCTGGAACATCTCTGGTGAGCACACGTTTCAAATGGATGGATTTACACTCTTGAACCCAGCTATGACCGTAGAAAATATTCACATCGGTGCTAACGACTACGTCAACATCTCGCTTTCCGTAAAGGAAGACGGTGGCGTCTACCAGCATAGAGCCCACCTCTCTTACACGAACGAATCTGGGGAGACCAACATCGATGCTATCGTAAACTCCGCTATGTCTGCTGAGTTCCCGACAGCTACGGTGACTCCACCGCTTGCCTAATAAAAACAATTTAAATACAATGGAAGAAAAAAACTACGTCATCCCCGCGTCCCTGCGTGACGCTTTGCTCGTCTACTTGTCTAGCCGCCCATGGTCGGAAGTCAACGAAGGCGTGACAGCTCTTCAAGATCTTCAAGAGGTCAAAGAGAAGTAATAGAAGATTAGACTAAAGATAAGGGGCCGTGAGCCCCTTTCTTTGTTTTATTATATTTGCATCATGAGCGATAGCAGAATAAAAAACATGCTGAAGAGGCATGGGCTTAGCGGCGTAAACAAAGCCAAGTCCACGCCAAAGCATCCGAAGAAGTCGCACATGGTACTGGCCAAAGAAGGGGATAGGGTGAAGCTTATTCGCTTTGGAGAAAAAGGAGCAGATACCGTAACAGAGTCGAACCCAACCCCAGCGAGACAGAAGAAGCGTGCAAGCTTCAAAGCTCGGCATGCCAAGAACATTGCTAAGGGCAAGATGAGTGCGGCGTACTGGGCGGATAAAGTAAAGTGGTAACATGAACGCAGTCAAGTACAACAAAGGCGGGAAGCTCAAGGTGAGCACGAAAACTGTCAGTGTTCCACCCCCTAGTGGATATCACTGGATGGAAGATCGTGGCAGGTACTTCCTGATGAAGGGTGACTACAAGCCACATCCTGGTGCTGTCAAAGAGGCTAAGTTTAAAACTGCGACGCATGGCTAAAGCAGAGGGGGTAAGCAGTTCGTCTCTCAGCCCGAGAGGATTAAGAGGAAAGTTGCAAAATACAGAAAGTAAATAAGTTATATATTTGCGTAAAATTTAATTCATGGAAAATCAAGATGTTAATGAAAACTCCTCAGTGGAGTTTCTGTCTGACGATCAGGTCGATAACCTGAAGCAAGGAGTGGGTCAAGATGATTTTGTCCCGCCAGAGTATATCGATATCGACGCTGCTCGTGAGGTAGATCAGGAAGTTTCAACGGGAGCTTCTGAAGAACAAGTTGACACTACGGAAACAGAAACCACACAAAACCCAGATACCGAGGAGGTGGATATCGAAGGCAGTGTTCTTTCATACTTGAGCGAAAGGCTCGGTAGAGAGATTGCTTCTTTGGATGATCTTACTCCTCAGCAACAAGAGAGCGTGCTTGACGAGCGCGTAGAAGCTATCGCTCGGTTTGTCAGCGAGACAGGCCGAGATCCTCAAGATTGGTTCCGATATCAGCAACTAGATGCCTCCGAAATGGATGATCTTACAGCTGTAAAACTTCAGATGATCTCTGATTACAAAGACCTTTCTCAAGAGGAGTTGGATATTCTTCTAGGCAGCAAGTATAAGCTCGACCCGAATCTGCACACAGAAGATGAGGTTAAACTCTCTCAGTTGCAACTTAAGATGGACGCTAAGTCTGCGCGAGACAGCATCTCTAACATTAGAGAATCATATAAAGCTCCCGTGAAGACAGAGGCTGAAGTCGAAAGCACTTCTCCTATTGATGACCAGTGGATTTCAAACATGCGAAAAGATCTCGACGCCCTTGAGGGTGTGGAGTTCGAACTCGGTGATGGCAAGTCCTTCACCTTCGGATTGACGAATGAATACAAGGGTCAGCTTGCAGAGAAGAACACTCGCCTTGACGAGTACTTTGATCCCTACGTGAACGGGGATGGGAGTTGGGACTACGATAAGCTGAATATCCACCGCGCTGTAATTGACAATATCGAAACGATTGTCCAGTCAGTGTACAAGCAGGGGATGTCAGATGGCCAACGAGGAATCGTGAACCAAGCAGCTAACATTAGTGCCAAGAGCCCGAATCAAGGAAGTTCTCAACCTGGAGAGAGCTCTCTCGCAGCACAGCTTAGAGCCGCGCTCGGGAGGTAATCTCAAAACTTTTTTTTGATTTTTACAACCTACAATAACTAACAAATGGCACTCGGTCAACAAACTGGTAGCACTCCAGCTGACGTCGGACCTAAGAACTTCGACCTCACGCCAGCTACCTACACTACTTTGGGAACCCTCTTGGACCCAACAAAACCTGACGTAAGAGAACTCTACGTCGAAACTTTCGGTGATCAAGGTATCACTGGCTTCTTGGATCTCGTCGGCGCAAAGAAGAGCGCTGGCACCTCTGACGAAGTACAGTGGTACGAAGAAGGTCGCTTGCACAGAACGATTCAGTTTACGCACGCTGTTGGTACAACGGCAAATACGCCTATCGCCTTCACCATCTCTAAGGTCGATGAAGATACGGCTATCACTATCGCTGACCAAGCTGTTCGCGTGAACGACGTGATCTTGGGAGCTAACGGCGATAGATACATCGTTGTTACTGTATCAAATACCGCAGCTACTGGTACTATGGTGGCTCTCGACGGAGGCACCTTCGCTGCTGTGACTGCTGCTATGCAGGGTAACGTCATCGGTAACGTATACGCTCAGGGTACGGATCAGCCTGGCTTGTTCTACGAGACGGCTATCACGAAGCGCACCAACCCATTCATCATCACTAAGGAGACGTTCCACGTCAACGGTTCTCAAGCAACTAACATCGGTTGGTTGAAGGTGAACGGTCAGTACAGATGGTACGTCAAGGGTGAGATGGATGCTCGTAAGCGTTTCATGAACCAGCGCGAAGCTATGCTCATGTACTCTCAGTTGGGTGCTGTATCTGGTATCGGAGGAACCATCGCTGGTTCTGAAGGTTACTTCGCAGCTATCGAAGACAGAGGTATCGTGGCCACTACAGACAATGCTAAGCTTGACTCTATCGATGATATTGACGCTATCATCTTGTTGCTCGATAAGCAAGGGGCTCCTAACGAGTACGCTATGTACCTCGATAGACAGTCTTCGCTTAACATGGATGACTCTCTTGCTAAGGGAGCTTCTGCTGCTGCCAACTTGACGGCTGGTCTCGCTGCTCAGTTTGGAGCCTTCAACAACTCTTCTGACATGGCGGTGTCTTTGGGCTTTAAGTCTTTCCAGCGTGGCGGATACACCTTCCACAAGCATGACTGGAAGATGCTCAACGACCCAACGGTTGGTGCTTCTTATGGTGCCATTGCTGCTGGTGCAGTGTCTGGTGCTTTGATTCCTATGAGCAACGTTGCTGACGCTCGTACGGGTGTTAAGGCCCCTGCGCTTGAGATGAACTACAAAGCTGCTAACGGTTACAGCCGTGATATCGAGCACTGGGTAGAAGGTGGTGGTGTCCTCGGATACGCTACTAACGGTGAGGATGTGGCTAAGTTCCACTACCGCTCTGAATCCAACTTGGTGACTCGCGCTGCTAACCAGCACGTGTTGCTCAAGAGAGGATAATACATGATGGTAATTGAGAGGGGCGGAATCGCCGCCCTTCTCAATTACTTTTTACTTTTTAATTCTAATTCAATGACACAACAAGCTAAGCGCGGCCGCCCCGCCGCCACAAAAACAACAGGGAGCAATACGATCAAGAAGGTTCAGGGCACTCCAGATCCTAAGCGCCCATCGGCGCAACACGTAGAGTACGAGATGGTTAAGCCTAATGGGGCTCTCCACATGATTCGTAACGCTTCGTACAGCTATTATGATGAGTCGCAAGATATCGTACGTCAAACTAGATACTGCGCGTCAGAACCATCTATCTTCATTGACGAGCAGTCCGACAACCCAATCAAGACCCCCATCATGTTCAACAAGGGCAAGCTGTGGGTTGAAAAGACAAAGCCGAACCTTAAGCGCTTTCTCGACCTCCACCCTCGCAATGAAGCTAACGGAGGTAATCTGTTCCGACGTGTCGACTTTGTGAAGAAGGCAGAGGTCAGTATCGATCAAGAACTCCTTGTTGCCGATGCTGTTCTTCTAATCCGCACAAAGCCAGTCGATGAGCTACTCACTGTAGCTACGGCCTATGGTCTTGATACGGACAGAGACTTTGCAGAGATCAAGCACGACCTCTTGGTGAGAGCTAAGAACAACCCAGAAGGGTTCATCAAGTCATTCGACGACCCCACAGTTCGCATGCGAGCTAAGGTGAACAAAGCTGTGTCTTACCAAATTCTCAAGATCACTGCCGATTCCGTTCGCTGGTTCGACACGGACAGCCTCATACTTTCAGTTCCTATGGGCATGGACGGTGTAGACGTTATGGTTCGTCACTTGCTTACGGAAAAAGGAGATATAGTTGCAGAAGAGATTGACAAGCAGCTAAGCTAAACGACACATACCTATTGATCAAAAGGCTCTCTTTTAAGAGGGCTTTTTGTTTTTGTATATTTGCGGTATGCCAGCAAGTGTAAACGTAGTCTACAACACCCTTAAAGACTTGGTCAATAAAGACCAACAGGGCTTCGTTACTGTAGACGAATTCAACCGCTTTGCTCAGGTCGCTCAACTGAGAATCTTCAATAGATTATTCGACACCCTTAAAGATGGGAGTCGCTTGGAGAGAGCTGGCTTTGGGCAGGGTAGAGACAAGTCTAAGTTTAAGCAGATCCACGAGGATCTTGCCACCTTTGCTAAGTCTTCTGACGTGACTAAAGCTAGCGGTGTATACGCTAGGCCAAGTGACTTCTCAAGATTGATAAGCATCTCAACTGCAGGGAGTTTGCTTTTGGGTCAGACCACAAGGACTCCAGTTGAGATTGTATATGACGAAGAGAAGATTGAGCGCATCCTCGGCAGCACCCTCAACGCTCCTAGCGAGTCTTTCCCTGTGGCTCTAGTCTCTGGTGACATCGAGGTGTTCCCCGAGTCTATTCAAAAGATCAAGGTTCGCTACTACAAGATTCCTCAGAGCTATACCGACACAGCTACACCTGCTCGATCCGAAGACCCACCCACATACGGGGTGACTGCTGGATCGGCTGTTGATTTGTACGACTCAACAAATAGTAGGGACTTTGAACTGCCAGAGCACTACACAATGGATCTGGTTATTGAGATTGCAAGCTTGATTGGGTTGAACCTGAGGGATCAAAACGTACAGGTATTCTCTGAGAAAGAGCAAACAGAAAGAAAAACCGAACAATCATTCTAATGGCTAGGAATTACGTACCACTACAGCAGGTCATCAATGACTTCATGCTCAGCATGGATGGCAACGACTTCGCTGCTCACGTAAGCGACGCAGCTATTAAGAACTTCGCGCTTAGAGGGTTAAGAGAGCTTGGGTTTGATATGCTCAAGGTGATAAGATCCTTGAAACTGTCTGTGAACTCATCTAACAATACGGTCGAATTGCCAGACGACTATGTAGACTGGAGTAAGGTTGGCGTCGTAGGCGGGGATGGGTTGGTGTATGTACTTGGTGAAAATAAAAACATCAACTACTCTCAGAAGTATTCTACTGAATCAAACACTACTTACGACTCAGACGGTGACGGACTCCTAGATAGAGAGGACGACAAGAGTTCTACAGATGGAAATCTAGGTGGGTCTACCGACGAGGGTTTCGCCTCTTATGTCTTTAGAAACTACGTGTATGGGAATACCCAAGGACAGCTTTACGGCCACGGAGGAGGCAGATATAAAGGTGAGTTTAGAGTAAATCTAGACCAGAACAGGATAGAGCTTAAGAGCAACTCTAGCATTAGTGAGGTCGTCATTGAGTACGTATCTGATGAGGCTCGCTCATCAAACCCTCAGGTTCATGTATATGCAGAAGAGGCTTTGCTTTCTTACCTGTACTACAAGATGATTGAAAGAAAGGCTGCTGTTCCAGCCAATGAAAAGGCTAGAGCGCGGGCTGAATACTATAACGAAAGAAGAAAGGCTAACTCACGTATGAAGTCATTCACCAAGGAAGAGGTCTTGAGGACTATAAGAAAGAACTACAAGCAAGCGCCTAAAGGATGATTGATAAGAACAGACCCTTAAAGCTTGTCACGGATAAAGACCAACGTCTAGTAAAAGACGGGGAGATGGTCGCTGCCACAAACGTGACCATCAGTCATCGAGGAGCAGGAACGGAATCTATCTTGAAGACCGTTAGAGGATTCAAGGGGGTGTTGTTCGATATCCTTAACGGCGAAACATCCGCAGTTGATGCAGACGTTACTGTCATAGGCAAGGTCGAGGACCCGCAGCTGGGGTATATATATCTTTTTGTGGCAACCTCGGCTGAAGGGGTTCATACGCACGACATGATTGTTCGTGTTGACGCCAACAATTATGATCCAGTTGATGCTGCTTCAAGCCCAGTCTATCTTACAGTGTTTAGGAATGACTGGCTAAACTTCGATCAGGATGGATTTGTCTCTGCTGACGTAATCAACAAGGCATTTCAGCAAGACGGGGTCATTCAGAGTATACTGTACTTTACCGATAACAACAACCCCCCAAGAAAGATAAATGTTGATAGAGCCTTAGCTGGTGAGTATGATGATTATTCTGATGCTCAGCTTGACTTCGCTCTAAACGCTATAAAGGCCGCACCAATAAACCCTCCAACGTTTTCTTTTGAAACAAACACTTCTGTCCCGATAAATAATTTTGAAAGAGCCACCTTTCAATTCGCGGTTCAGTACATATATAAGGACGGTGAGCTGTCGGCCATAGGCCCGTACTCAAAGCTAGCCTTCCCAGATCACATAGCTGCCTCAGGCCTTGAGGGTGACGAAAGCGGTCAGTTGTATTTCACAGACAACGAGTGCATTATTGACACTAAGTGGAGGTCTGAGTCCTCATCATCTATCACGCCAGACTTGTACATAAGAGATGTATCTAAGATTAGATTGCTTGGCACTAGAGACAATGGCTCTACTATGTTTGTTATTGATGAGTTTGACGCTAATGCAAATCTTACAAGAGAGGTGTTTGCATCTTCTGTGACTGTATATGAGGCTTCTAGTGGGCTGTATAGATTCTACAACGACGGGGTATATCAAGCGGTTTCTGACAATCAGGTGAACAAGCTATACGACAACGTACCCTTGAAAGCTGAGGGTCAGTCTATTGCAGGAGACAGGCTCATGTACTCTAACTATGAGGAGGGCAGGCCTAACTCTGAGACGGTTGTAAACCTTACCGCAAAGTATGCCGACGAGGTTTCTGGAGGTAGCGTTCTTATCGCTGACGATGATACGGATCTTATTTTTGAGTCAGCGACACCAAGAACGAATAGCAGTGACAATATGTTTTGGGAGTGGGATTTTCTTGATGTTGCGTCATTTACATCTGCTGGAGACACAGTGCCTGGAGGCACCCTGTTCAGAACCTCTATCGTCCTCAAACCTAAAGCTTCTGTGGCCAAGGGAAGTTTTGTTGGCGGTTATGATTCTTCCAACTACCTGCTTGTAGGCAACGCTACCGATCAGCAAGGATACACGTACAATCTAGGCGTGGGGCACTTTTCAGATGCTGACACTCATATAGATATAACAGCGCCAGGAAATTCTGGAACGAATATCGAAGCCCCATCGTTCTCTGCTTCCTTATCGTCGCCAGAGGACGTCACGCTTAGTGCGTTTACAGATTTGTTTTTCGAACAAGTGGACGAATTTTTTAATGGCTACGAGATCGAGTACACCATAACCCTTGGTGGTTCTGAGTTTGATGCTGAGATATTTTATGCGCCCCCAGGGGCTAGTGGTACCACTGGATCGAAACTTCCTGTTGGAGGTAAGATGAAGGTTAAGTGGGGTTTCAAAGTCACTCACCCTGATGCGACAACTGTAAAGGTATACCCTTACGTGAAAGAAATATCCCAACCTACGTTTGGCAGCCTAGTTATCTCTGGGTCGCTTGGAGGTGTGGCTGGACCTACCACTGGGGACTTTGCCTTCGATAGTGTGAACTGGGGCCTTTCTAGTGGTTTTACCGATCAGTATCTTAGCAGCAACATAACAGGCGGCATCAATGTGATTGGTCCGTCAAGCAAGTCTATGCGGACATTTGCAGCCAAAACTACTTTTAAGGCTGGGTGTAGTCACGATCTTGGGATTGTTTATTACGACAAATACAACAGGTCTGGCTTTGTAAATAAACTCGGTAGTTTCTACGCGAAGCATCCAGGCGAGAGAAGCGATAATAGGGGCGTTTGCAGCGTGGAGATTGATTGGAATTCCAATTACGATGCTCCTTCATGGGCTGAGAGGTATCAAATAGTGTACGGCGGTATGTCTACCTACGAGAGTTTTATCCAGTACTCTGTCGGCAGAGCCTTTGTACCTAGAACATCTGCCTTTTCAGTTAACTCATCTAAGAAGCAGATATATGTTAAGCTAGACACTCTTAACAACTACAAGAATGATAAGTCGGCGGTAGCTGTTGATTACTCTTTCACAGAAGGGGACAAGCTCAGAGTAGTAAAATACTCTGTCAATGGCGATACCGACCCAGCATCCGATTTGACTTGGCCTCTCGCTAACGACAGTTCGACAATGATAGAGTTTAATGTAGTGGGGGTCGTCACCCTCGGTGATAGCAACAACCCTATAGCTCCATCCGCCACGCCAAGTATTCAGCATAAAGGAGATTTTATTATTCTGGAAGCGCCACAAGTGGCTGCTGGCATCGAAAGCCAAACAAGTGGTGTTGAGCTTAAGTACCCAGGTTGGGATTGGTTTTCCGTGGCCTATGATGCAGATAACACAGTTAGATATCCAGACGGAACCGCACCCGCCCAGGACCCTTTGTGGGGCCACACCTCTATCGTCGAGATACTAACCCCTAGAAGATCTGAGAGAAGACTGTGGCATGAAATTGGAGAAGCTGGGAGGGTTGGGGTATATAAAGGAGATTACGATACAAGCCACGGCCCCAACATTATCGTATCGGATGGAGACTGCTACCTAAGAACATCCTCAGTAAGCACACCAGAATACTCAGGAGGTGCATTCCAAGTCAACGACAACCCAAACTTGTACGTGTACAAGAACATGGAGATCGAGTCCCAGTATGTTTCTGACTTCTTCCAGTCAAAAAGGTGGAGTAGAGGCAGGTCTCACACAACGTTTGAAAGGGCTGCAACGATAAATAGATACAACAGCATAACGTACAGCGAGGCCTACTCAGATGACACGTCGATATTAGCTCTGAGCTCATTCAATACCTCAGCCGCTAACTTCTTTGACCTTCCTTCTGAAAACGGAAGGTGCTCTTTCATAGGCAAGCTTGGTGACAACCTTCTCTCTATCCAAGAAAACAAATGTTCTTTGATAGCCATTAACAAAGACGTCATACAAACTGGAACACAGTCTGGATTGGTGTCTCTGTCAAGCAGGGTGCTGAACAACCTTACACAGTACTCTGGATTTTACGGAACAGAAAACCCTGAGTCTGTTCTTGTTAGGGATTCGATATGTTATTTCGCCGACCTCTCTCAATCTGCCATCGTTAAGATAGGCCAGAAGATGGAAGTCATAAGTGAGACGGACATTAAGTCATCAATGGATGGTGACTTTGCTTCCTTGAGAAGTAAGTCTGGAGCTAAGAAAGTCTACACTGGGTACGATCCAGAAGACAGCGTCTTGTATGTAACGATGAGAACCCCAACTGAGACAATAAGGACAATCGGTTACAACGAAGCCCTTGGCGTGTGGCAGTCTAACTACACATTCTACCCTAAAACCTACGCTTCTTTAAAGAATACTTTTTTTATGTGTCAGTACGACACGTCTGATGTCCTTAATTACTTTGTGCACTATCAGTCCAGCCTTGTTGAATCTAATAAATTCCCAGGCTCTCAAGACGTGGCCAAGTCTAGCTTTGCGATTATATGCAATGACTCCCCCAGTACCGTGAAGGCTTACAAGTCGATATCCATAGAGGGGGATAGCGCATGGGATACATCTTTACAGTCAAGCTCTGGACAGACTATTACTTCCGTGCGTATGCCATCGAGCAACTTCTCTGAAAAGGAAGATGCTTTCTATATCAATATACCTAGGGATGAGAGCTCACTCAGCACAAGCGAGTACATCCCTCTAGGAACTACTGAAAGCGCTTTTGGGGCTAGGATTAAAATGCTGTCCAGCCTCAAAGGAAAGCATATTCCAATAGGCTATCAGCTGTACAAAGGCTCTCCAACGCTAGGGTTCGTTAAAATAACTAGAACTTTTAGTGGAAGCGTACTTGATTCAAAGCTTGTAAGTATTGACAGATCTAGTAATGAGCTCGTATTTGACGAAAGGCCTGACCTTGCTGGAATAGATACAAATGGCGGTGACACCATTTTCTTAGCCGCTGAAAAGATTCTTACTGGAGATCAGATAAGAGGCCACTACATTAGAGTCGAGTGTTCAAAGACTCCTGCTGGAGCTGGCTTACATGAGGTGTACTCTGTCAACGCAACTTACGAAGAATCAAAGGCTAATCACGGGGGAACCCAACAATAACTATATTTGCATAATGGATCCATTAACAATAGCGGCACTAATAAAAGCAGGGACATCTTTAGCGTCTGGAATATCTGCGTCAAGAGCAGCTAAAAACCAGGCTGAGGATGAAGCTACAAGAGCTCAAGATGCCATAACCCAAGCTAAACAGCTTTCTGGAGAGGCCAAGGCTGCTCGTGGACAGTATGGATTGGGTCCGTCGTACTCTGAACTTAGACAGCTGGTCATGCAAGACCCTACGTCTGATTACTTGCGTCAGCAGGCACAGAGGCAAGAAGCTGGCCAGATGGAAGCCTTGCAAGCTGGTGGAGCTAGAGCGCTGCTTGGGGGTACTCAGGCTGTGGCTCAGGGCAGCATGGATAGGATGGCTCAGATAGCAGCTGAAGAACAACAGCGTAGAGCGCGTGGCCTTGAAGCTGTCGGCACGGCTGAGCAGAGAGTGGCTGAACAAAAGCTCTCTGATGCAAGAACGGACCTTGCTCTTGGTCGTGGACTAGAGGCTGAGGGCTTGGCTCAAAAGTACGGTGCTGAAGATTTGGCTAGGTCTGGAAGACAGGCTATGCTTCAGGCGGGCATTCAGGCTGCTGGCGGTATTGCGACTGGGGCGGCTGCAGGAGCAGGGAAATTTGATGGCGTAGACCCAGAACTTCTAAAGATGTTCATGGAAGATGGAGGTCTTGTTAGAGGCAAGACTCCAGGTGAGTTCTCTCACGACGAAAACCCTATCGACATCATGCAGGACGGCCAGAAGATTGGAGAGATGACAGGCGGAGAGGGCGTGGTATCACCAGAAGACCTTGGAAAACTAGAACAGCTTGCAGGAGAAGGCAAGACACCTTTGCATAAATTTGTCAAAGGACTCATTAAGAAATTAGAAAATAATGGCAGAGGGTAACATTGCTGGTCTCGGGAGATTCGACACTAGAAAGTCTGCTGCTGGCGAAGCTTATATACAGGGCATCCGTGAAGCTGGTAAGGCTATTGCTGGAGTAGGCTCTGGCTTTGCTGGTGCTAAGATGGAGATCGGTCGCCGTGAAGCTGAGGCTAGATCTAGGGTTAAAGACGCTGACTTCACTAATGATGAAGCTACTAGGTCTATGTTTGCTGCTGATGCTAATGAGATAAAAGACAGGATTGGGGGCAGAGCTGAAGATGCTTATGATTTTTCGAACTTAAACGACATAGCTAGATTTAAAGCTGATGTCGATAAGTTTAACAATGAGATGTCTCAGGCAGAGACTGTGTACACCGAGGCTATTAAAAACTTTAAAGCCCTTGAAGAGGAGCACAGTCTGTTCCTTAAGGTCGGCGAGGATCCAAACCAAGCGGCTACAACCGACATAGCTGGTGTTGGGGAAGTGTACAACAAGAAGGCTGGTACGCTTGACTTCAACCTGACAGTGGGGGAGGGTGCTTCTATGAGGGACAATAGAGTTACCAAATCTGGAGGTAAGTATTTCGTGCGCGACAAGGATGGAGGCATCATAAAGAAGTACGACACCAAAGAGGATTACTTTAACGACTTGGTAAACCTCTCCAAGCCAGACTTGCAGCCAGTGCCAGTTATGACTGGAAGAGATAAGGTCATCAAGGAGAAGTGGGGCAACTTGTACGACACCGAGGTGGAGGCTGAGTCAGCCTTTATTAATTACGTGTTGAACAACCCGCAGGTTACGCGAAGAAGGTCTCAAGAGAAGGCTGGAGCTACTGGCGAGTTTGTATCTGTAGAGTCGAATCAGGGTAATGCCCTGATAGCTAAGCACCCGAGCAGCTCTAAGGGTTTTGAATCCATGTCTAAAGACCAGTACGACTACGTGCAAGAAATGCTTCAGGAGTGGAGAGACGAGCAGAGAGAGAAAGAAGAAAAGAAAGAAGAAGGGTATGAGATGGGCAGTAGTGCTGAGAAACTAGTCGGCCAGATTGGTGACATCAACTACACTAAGAACGAAGGCATGCCTGATGAAACGTCTATTGGCGGAACGGGCGTAGCGTTAGGTGGTGAGGTCTTGCGTACTGGTGAGATGCGCGGAGCTAAGGTCCAGCAGTTGATTTACAACCCAGGCTCTGAAACGTACACCGTTGTTGTAACGGGCACGGATGGAGTCGAGTCAGACTTTGAACTCAACCCGTCACCCAAATCAGCTACTAGAACCGCGCTTATGGGTGCCCTTAATATAAACAATACCGACATGAATATCCTTCTTAAGGAGATTCGGCGGCGAGGACAGTAACACACATTTCCTTATCTTTGCTTGAAATCAGCCGTTTACCATGAACGAACAGCTTCAAGCAAGAATACAAGAGTACATCACAGCAGGTAAAAACCCATCATGGATTGCCAACGAACTGTACTTTGAAGACGAGTCTATAGACTACGATGGCATATTGAATTATGCGAGTGGTCTGATTGATGAGTCAAAAAAAAAAGATTTAGAATCACCAGAGGCGACAACTACACCGCTTATAGCTTCAGTGCCTTCGGAAGAAGAATTGGCTTCTTCTCCGCCCGCACAAGATCTTAGTGTAAGCGGTATCGGTAGAGAGTATGCCGAGCGCTTCGCTGCAGACCAAGCAGAACTTCATGCTAGCGTTTTTGATGACGAAGAGTTTAACTCCATGGTCAGTGACATCCGATCTACGGACAAGACCGATGAGCAAAAGAGCTTCGAGATTCAGCAGGCCATCAATAAGAAGGCTTCAGATAAGCAAAAGGATCTGCTTTCTCGATACAGCGACGAGATCAACAATAGAATCGGCGAGGCTGACGTAGACAAAGAAGATTACGCGAACAGACTCTACTCCCAGTTTGGGCTGGCTATCCCGCTGGATGGTGACGACAGATACAATGAGACTACTGGCTTTGGTGGTGGTGTTTGGGACTTCTTTAGAGACAACGCTGTTGAGCTGGGCATGTCTACGATTGACTTCTTGTCTGGCCCAATGTCTTCTGCTGCCGCAGCTATGCCTGGATATATGTCTGCCGAAGTAAGAGAGTCATACAAAAGATCTATAGACCAGGAGCTTTCTGACTTCACAGAAAAAGCCAGAACGGATTATACAACTCAGTACACTACAGGCTTTGTGGAAAGAGCCACGGATATTAACAGCATTGGAGATGTTGCTGAACTCGTTACTAGATCCACTAGAGCCGTGTCTGGCAGTGCCCCGTACATTGCGGCGGCAGCTCTCGGGCCAGTAGGCATTGCTGTCGGCGGCACGGTGGCTGCATCTAACACTTACCAAGACTCAGAGAGAGAAGATCTTAACAGGATTCAGCAGGGATTAGAGCCTGTCTTCGATGACACGGCTAAAGGAGAGGCTGCTAGAATCTTTATGTCTGTGGCGGACGGCGCCCTTACAGCTGGCGGTGGATCTATTCAATCTAGCATCCTGAAGAGGTCATTCAAGAACATGATCAGCAACCCCCTCAGGAAGGAGACTGCTACAGAAGCTCTTAGAACATACCTTAGACACCAAGGCCTTGAGGCTTTGTCGGAGGGTGGTGTTGAGGGATTGCAAGAGGCGTCACGCATGCTGTCTGAGGACATCGGTGGTAACGTAGACTACACTGGTGACGACTACTTCGACAGGTGGCTTGAGGCTACCGTCATGGGTATTGCCTCTTCAGGCACTATCGCTGCCCCAGGAGGTGCGCGTCGTGCACTCGATGCGGGAGCCGACGCTGTTCGCAGACCACAGGCAGCCGTCAACTCTCGCGTAGAGAAAAGCGGCATGACGTCCAAGGATCAGCAGAACGTTGAGTCCTTGAACAAGTCACAGTCTGTGGACCCTCTACTCTCAAAGAACTTTGACCAACAGCTTCAGCAAGAGAAAGCTACCAAGGAAACGTTCTATAGGATGATGACACTCCGCCATCCAAAAGAGATGGAGAGAATCAATAATATTGACATCGCTATTGAGCAAGCCACTATCAGATACAAGAATGCTCAGAAGCAAGGAGTTAGTGACGTAGAGCTTGAGGCGCTGACTGGCAACATCTTCACGTTGGTTGACCAGCGCATGCGCATTATTAACTCTCACTCTGGTGAGAGCACTGACCTGAATATAGAAGAGCGCAGAAAGTACGAGGACTCTCGCGTTGCCCACAGGATGGACAACATTAGAGGCGAAGTTGCTGTTCTTAAAGAATCCCTTGACGAAGCTATGAGCGGAGCAGTGGGGGTTGATACCGATCCTCGTGTGATATCTGACTTGTCAGACAGGCTCAACAAAGCTAATGACCACAGGAAGGAAGCATTGAGACTGCTCGGAGTTCTCGGCGAGAAGAGAAGCGTATTGCGCGACGAGCGAGGCGCTTCACAAACGCAGGCTGGTATGACCGAGGAGCTCACAAAGGCTGCAGAAGAAGCGTACATTGCAGAGCAGGACCTTCGCAACCACTTGGGGCTTAAGGCTATAAACCCAAACATTGAAGAGAAGGCTCCAGAAGTTACGCAGCAATACTCAGCTGCAGCTCAGCTTGAAAACCACAATGCAGACCAAGAAGCTAAGGGGTCTACGTTTACTCTCGACGGAATAAATCAGGCTGGACAAGAAAAGACTAGCGTAAGCATCTTCCCAGAGAGAAGCAAGATTGTCGAGGGTGACATCTCAGCAGAAGATCTCGAAGCATTCGTGAAGGATAACAACGACTTGTTCGAAGGCAACGAGGATGTGATCTCAGTAGGAACTTGGTTCGATGCAAACGACAATAAGACATACATTGACGTAGCCGCCACAGTAGATAAAGAGGTAGGCATTGAGCTTGGTAAGCAGTACAACCAGAAGGCTGTTTGGGATCTCAAGAATATGGAGGAGATCGACACGGGTGGAACGGGCACTGCTGAGGGAGACCTGAAGCCAGAGGCCGAGAGGGTTGCTGATATCCGAAATCTCGTTAAGCCTGTCGAGCCTAAGGTTGAGCCGACCAAAGAAGAGGTAAGAGAACAGCCTCAAGAAAAAGTTGCTTCCCGTGGTATTGACGGAGAGTTCGATGAGTTTCAAGCCAAGAGTGATGGCAGCCTAGCTATTACGTCTATCCCTGGTCTCACGAAAAAGGACATTAGGGTCATCAACAAGATGCTTGCTCCAGCGCTTAAGGCTGCTGCTGGCTCGAACTTCAAGGTGGTGGTTCACAACACTCAGGAGTCTGGCGATAGATCATCTAATGTGGTCGCCCCAACGAACGCTCTTGCAGTAAACAATCCAGACGGGAGCATTGAAATACACCTGAATGCTAAGCGGCTAGCTGAATCTAGAAAGAGTGGCAAGGACCCACGAGCAGTTATTGTAGAGGAGGTGCTCCACACTACCATAGGCCCAGCCCTGAGAAAGGCGTACAAGAACAACCCCAAGGTGGTGTACGGACTGATCGATGAACTCGAAGGTATAGCTCGGAACTCAGGCAAGGAAGAGCTCGTCTCTATTGTGGAGCAGAAGGGCGACTTGTATCGTAAAGTTCGCAACGCAAAAGAGCAAGAGGTTACAGAAGAGCAGATCGTAGAATACTTTACAGAACTCCTTAACTACGATTACTCCGATCCGAATCTTCTTGACCGCATCAGAGTAGCCATCAACAAGTTCATGAAGGCCACCCTTGGACGGGACGCTATGCTTATCGAGGACATCTCGCAGGCTAAGCCTATTCTTCAGAAGTTGCAGCGATCTCTTAAAACTGGCGAGGCTTTTGTTGTGTCAGAGACAGCAGCAGAAACCACGACTGAGAGAGCAGCTCTGTCTCCGTCCAAACTTCCTGAGAGTGGATCATTTAAAATCAAGTATGTAAGAGGGCTCTATGATAGGTTTGGCGGTCCGTCTAATTCATTCGTAGAAGAGAAGACTTTCAACGGCAAGTGGGACTTCATTAACTGGTGGAAGTACGCCACTGACATGGGCAAGGGCAAGGGCAGTGTTAGGTATGGACAATTTGAGCTAGTTAAGCCAGACGGGAGTACAGAGCCTGTCAATGCTGACGTCATGAAGAGCTGGAAGCTTCGGCCCCCAGTATATAAAGAAGATAAAGCGCGCGTAGCCAAAGAAAAAGACTCGATCAAAAGAGACATCCTGCCTAAGTTTACGAAGCTTCTCAATATAGAGCGACGCAAGACAAAGGGTGAGCCGCCATACATGGGTAAGGATTACATCTCTGCTCTTGAACGTATCGTAAAGACCATGGATCAAGACAGGGTGGATGCGATCTATGAGATTGAACAACAAAAGGTTGACAAGTACTACACCAAGGAGGACTTTGCTTACGACATCATCCACGATTACGCCACCCTTGAGGAAGTGCAAGAAGCATATCAGCAAGCCAACGAAGAGTTCGGCGTCGACGACTCTGACGGGGTGACTGAGAGAGCCGCGTACGCCTTTACGGACAGGATAGTATCAGACCCAGAGGTGTCTACTAGATACCAAGCACAGCTTCGAGACAAGGCCAGAGCCTTGTGCGCGGTTGGTGCTGGAACGTGCTCGATTAATGACAAGTCATCGTTGCTTCAAATGGAGAGCAGCTTGGTTAAGCAGCAGATTGGCGATAACCCAACACTCGAACAGAGCGTGGATATTGCTGCTCAGTCACTAGACATCTTGCGTCAACACTTGATTCACGATCATAACACCGACGTGGCTGATGCAGTAGGTAACTACGAGGAGGGCAGGTCCGAGGTCATGAAGTCTATTGCGGCTGACGAATCAATAGAGGTCAATCCAATGGATTTTAAAATGATGTACGACCTTCTCGTGTCATACACGTCCAATGGGTCTCAGATCGATCCAAACTTAAACCTAAGCTTGCAGCTATTTAAGGCTGGGCTCAAGCGCGTGCAGAGCGGAGCTACTGAGTTCATCTCCCCAGGAAGGATTGAAGCCATCTCAAAGAGAGAACAAGACGGTACCCTCGGCATGGTTCGAGGCGACAGAGCTAACACCATGGCTAAACACTTGTCTGACATTAACGAGATCTTCAAGCAGTACTACATCGACGGCAAGTTGAACGAGGAGCAATTCATCAAGTCCGCCAAGAAGAGAGATTCTCGCAACATCCCAGCCTTGGCGTCTATGATCGGAGCAAACACAACTAAGCTTGCAGATCTGTACCTTGGAAACACTGGAGATAAGAATGCCATCCCTAAAGACGGACACTTCCGTGATCAGTTCAACGTATTTAGAGGCAGGTTTAATCAAGTTGATTACTCCGAGGGCCTAGTCATATCAGAAGATGTAAGAACGTCAGCTATTGCCCGCTTAAATGCGCTAGGAGCAGACGTGAACGCAATGGCTTCTGATGCCGAGGTGTTTGCCACCATCAGAGACCTCAAGTCTAAGGGTGACGACAAGGTAAGAAACGGCGCAGCTAGAATCTATAAAGAGCTGGTTGGAAATCAGATTGAAAGGCTCAGAGATTTTGACGTCTATGATGATTCAGAGTCTACTCTGTTTGTGAAGAAGGTTGCTAAAAAGATGGGGTTGACTCCATTCCAAGTACAGCAACTCATGTATCACGACGGCGTGTACTCCATGAGTAGCTACCAAGGAAGGCCATTCATTAGCGACTACAAGTCAGCGATGGAGCGGTCTATCGGATCTGACGCAAACACAGTTGGGTTGGATGCTGTCCCTGGTGATCAGCTGGCTTTGTCTTTCGATAACGTAGACCCAATTACAGAGAAGGTTATGCCTACCCCAGGAAGAAAGCTTAACACCAAGCTCGAAGGCAAGACCATAGATGCAGCAGAGAACAGCCTCTTCAGAACAAGAACTAAAGACGTTGGCACCATGACTAAGGTCAGGGGTGCAAGTGTAAAGATATCCAAGACTGTAGTCGATGAGGCGTTGTCAACAGATGCTACTTCACGACGCATCCTGGCTAAGGGAGTCAACATAGAGCCAGGGAAAAAGGTAGGTATCCGACTCAACCTCAACGTCATGAAGAACACTGGCGTTCCAGTGCAGACCGTGCACGACAAGACTGCTAGCGGCGAAGCATTGACATACGCTCCAGCAGTAACGGTTAAGAACGTAGAGCTTTATGTAAATCAAAACGCAAGAGAGAAGATTGTTACGTTCCAAGAAAACAAGTTCCCGATGGCTAGTGTCAATGGTGAGTTTGTGGGTTCAGGCACTGACCTCAACTATGACGGGGTTAGAGTTAAGTTTAACCCATTCAGCCACAACGTGTTTGTTGATATGGCTGGACGTCCAGTTAAGTCGGCTGAAGAAGCTACTATCATCGGTAACGACGTATACCTGAGAGGTAAGATTGAGTACTACGATATGTCAGACCCAATCCTGGATAGAGGCACAATCGAGTCAGAAGAATCTAGAATCAAGAGAACTACTCGCGGGGCCAAGTATGACAAGGCTGTCGCTCGCTTTGAGGGGTACGCCAAGGGTGTGCTTGGTATGGAGTTTGATTCACGCGAAGCTCTTGAGGCGGCATACGACAATATGGTTGTACCTTCTGATGTTGCGGTCAGCGAGTCTCAGGTGGCGGCTAACATGGCTGATGCAGTAGAGCGTGCATCGATTGCAACAGCTACGAAGAAGAAGATGCGTCAGACGGCTAGTCGCCAGAAGGGACGCTTTGATCCAGACATTAGAACCAAGATCGTTAAGGATCCTCGCAACTACATTACTCCACAGAAGCTTAAGTCTTTAAAGAAAGATGTCCAGGACCTTACTGACCAAGAGCTTATCGACATCGTCAATGACGAACAGCTTGGAAGAATCTCTACTATGAACGACAACCTCGGCGTTCTCGCTCAAGCAGAGAGGCTTGCAAGAGCTGTAGCTAGGGGAGAGGCAGACATCATCCCAGACCTTATTGCTGAGATGTCATCTATGGGCACTACCGCTGGACGATTGCTTCGCCATTTTAGAGAGGTAAAGAGGAGCTCGCCAAAAGGATTGGTGTCTATCATCACGGCGGCAGCAGAAGCCAAAGGAAACAAGCTAACTGAGGAGCAAGCCAAGCGTCTCGATGACTTGGCTGGTCAGATGTTCCAGGCCCAGGCTCAGGTGGAAGACCTTGAGACAAGGGCCATACGTGGAGAGAAGGTAGGAAAGGAACTTGAAGACGCCGTCAAGCGCCTGAAGGCTGTAGAAAGAGAGATGGATACGTTCACCAACGTAGTTATTGAGCGCGGATGGGGCGAGCTACTTGGTCAGATTGCTCAAGGAAACCTGTTGACCACCATGTCTCAAGTTACTAACATCGAAGCCAACGGGGTAAACTCTATCCTTGATGTAGGAGTCGACATTACCGCCGCTCCTGTCAAAGCCTTCATGTCGTCATTGTCAAGGCTGGCTGGCAAAGAGTATGACGCCGACAGGCGTGTATCTCTTGGCGCGTACTTCTACGCCATGAGTCACATGGGCGAGAACTTCGTCGATACCATCGATCAAGTCATCACGGGCCAAGACAAAGACACGACGGAGTGGCGACAGTCGAGAGGCCTCATGCCGTTTAGATCTATGATGGCTGCTATCAGCGGAAAGGATATCCCACCTAGCCAACGACTTAAGTTGGCAGTACAGGGGTCGTTCGGAGTTCCAGCAGAGGTAATGTTCCGTCTGTTGTCTCTGGGTGACACGCCGTTCAGAAAGTATTTTGAAGATAAGAATCTGTACGAGCAGGCCATGGAGATGGGGCTTGAGGGTGAGGCGTTGGCCGATTTCCTAAAGCACCCACCACGAAAGAATGCTGAGAAGGCTAGAGGCGCTGGGCGTAGAATCACATTCCAAGAGGAGACTGCATTCTCTAAGGGTGTAAACGAAAGCATAGGCTTTGTGGAGCGCAAGATGGGTGAAGCCCTGGACATGTTGCCATACATCAACGGTGAGCAAACAGCAAAGGCCTTGCTTAGGTTTATGATTCCGTTCCGTAGCACGCCAGCTAACATCCTTATCGAGAGCGCTACGTTTGCGTCACCTATTGTAGCTGCGGCCAGAGCCTCAAGCGAAATGAAGAAGGGCAATCTTGACGAGGCTTCGAGACACGTGGCCAAGGCTATGATCGGAGCCGTGGTAACAGAGACAGCGGTGATGCTGTTGTCTGAGGGTATCCTGTCTGGTCCAGTGCAGTGGGATGAGGACGAAGAGAAGAACCTTGCTTACGACCAGTTCCCCCCTACTAGTATAAACATCTCAGCCCTTAAGCGCATGCTTTCTGGAGAGGATGCGTCGAAGCAAGATGATGACGTGTTCGTCAACTACATGAAGCTCGGGCTTCCTGGAGCGTTGATGGCCGCTGTTGCAGTAGGGTATGACAAAGAAGAAGTGAGGGAACGTGAGTACGATGGAGCTATTGACTTTGCTAAACACATGTTCTCAGACATGGTAAGCATAGGCCCTTTGACTGCCGCTGGATCCATGATGGAGCAGAGCTTCTTGCAGGGGCTCAATGACTTCTTGCAGATCCTCGCTGGCGGGGAGGTAGAGAGATCCTCTGATAACCTCTTGAACAGCATCGCAAACGTAGGTATGTCAGTCATACTTCCAAACCAGTTTAGCGCTATCTACAGAGCTCAGAGAGAGTTCCTGCCAGACAGACGCATCACCAAGGACATGGACCGCGCAGAGAGACTTATGGCTAACCTAGAATACACGATCAAAGATCGGACGTTTGGAGGTGCAGACATCCCTGTTCGTGTAGACTGGAAGGGCAACCCTATCAAGCAGAACCCACGAGGCAATGTTGGATGGATGTATCAGTTGTTTGATGTGACCAAGCTTAGACAAGGCGAGGATGACCCAGTATCTCAGGAAATCTACAGGCTGTTCGAATCTACCGAAACAGTTTCTAAAGTGGTATCAACCCCATCCTTTGCCAAGAAGCGCAAGGTGAGCGTTCCAGACGTGACAAGCAAAAAAGAACTGATGGCTCTCCGTATGCTCGGCAAGAACTACACCTTCCTTAATGATGAGAAGTTCGTGCAGAGCGGGGTTTACTTCAACACGGAGCAGATGAACAGCCTCATGGCTGTGGCTGGTAAAGAAAGATATCAAGACGTCGAGAACCTGATGAACAGCGTTCAGTATGAGATGATGAACGATGACGAAAAGGTTGAGGCTCTCGATGAGATTAATGATAAGTACAACTCAGTCAAGGAGTTTGACGGGAGAGGTTTCAGAAACCACACCGTAGCAATCCTCGACATCATGCAAGAAATCTATGAGTCAGGAAAGCAAGAAGATTAAAGATACCAGCCTTGGCAAGTGGCTTAAAGAGAAGGCCCCTAACGTATTGGATACAGTGGGGGATCTCTTGCCAGATCAGGGTGCGCTGGGTGTTGTAAAGAACCTTATTGACAAGCAATACCCTGACTTGAGTCCAGAAGAAGTCAAGGCAAAGATTGACGCAGAGATTGCATTCCAGAACAACGTTACTGAGAGATGGAAGGCGGACATGAACAGCGACATCAAGCTCGCTAAGTACATACGCCCTGTAACTTTGATTGCTTTGATGAGCATGTTTATGGTGACTATGGTCCTGGATTCACTTGATTATCTGCCATTTAACGTCAAAGAAAGTTATGTATCTTTGCTGGAGATACTTATGCTAACATCATTTGGTGCCTACTTCGCTGGTAGGACCATAGAAAAGTCCAAGAAATGATTGAACAATATCTATCTCACTTCGAGTTTCTTGCCGTAGCTGGCACGCTTGTCGGCGGGTGGATTAAGTTCCAGGCGGACTATAACAAGCTTAGCTCAAGGGTATACGCTCTCGAAGCGGACAATAAAGAATTTAAATCTGATTTCAAAAAACTTATGGCGGACATCCAGGAGATTAAACTCCTCTTGGCCAAGAACCAGGTTCAATGAAATTAGACGATAGCACGAGCTTCGGAATAAATATCAAGTGGCTGATCCAGATTGTAGTTGGAGTTGGCGGTGCTGTGTGGGGATACTTCACAATCATGGAAAGGATTTCGCATCTAGAGATAGATAAGATGCGTCACAACCAAGAGATCGAACTGAACTCAGAGTTTAGGATCAAGTGGCCTAGAGGCGAGATGGGCAGCTTGCCTGACGACGCAGAGCAAAACCTCAGGCTCAACCACGTAGAAAGAGACGTAGCCCGCTTAGAGATTCTAGTCGATGATCTGCGTCAGAAGGATTGCAATTAACGAAATATCGTTATCTGTCCAGCCATGTCAACAACCTTCGTTGACTCGTAAGTCTTAGCCTTAAGAGCCCACGTATACACACCGTCAGGAACAAAGGCGTCAAGCCTTTCCCCTAGCCACTTAGCATCAGGGTCATAGCTCATCCATACGAGCGTACCCCACCTGTTGTATATGCGTAACTCCCATGTCAGCCAGCACTCAGCTCTAGTCACCACCTTCCAGTAGTCGTTGAGGCCGTCGTTGTTAGGACTAAACGTATTTGCAATAAAGATTAGCGGGTCACTGCAATCCTCTCCTCCTGGGGGTTCATAAATACAAGGCCCTTCTACCTCGCACTCTTCGCAATAGTTAAGCGCAAGCGGGTCTTGGCATCCCTGATAGACGCACGTTCCATCATCTTGAGACGCTACAAAGTTGTAGTTGTACGCGAACATATCCGTGCATCCGTACACGATGGGTGGAGGCGGTGGTGAACAGGCTCCGTTCAAGCTCCACATTATCCATGAGTTGAATATGTCTGCATCAGGATACGGGAACCCACCAATGCCAGTGTTGCTCCCATCAAGCGGGTTGCTGTCGTTGATCTGCCATACAGATATAACCAAGCACTCCTCAAAGTAAGCTCCACTCTGCATGATCTCTATCCAGCAGTAGGCTGTCCCGCTCCCGAAGGTTGGGATTTCATTGAGGGCGAAGGACACCGTGTCTCCTGTCTGAAGCATGCCGTCATCACCTTCCCCGATGTCAAAGCCAGGAAAGTTAAGCGGGAAGATGAGGTATGCCCATCCGTTAGGATATATGCACCCCCAATCCCCGTTGTCTTCGAGGGCTGGATTGAAGGCTATACTAAGAAGGAACTCACCAATAGAATCACCTGCCTCAGGAGTGCAGTACCCACCATTAATGACTATCGTCATGTCTGTAGAGATGGGGTTGAACCCAAGGATCTCTATGTCGCATATCCCCTGCCCGTAAGACAGCACGGGGATCAGGAACCACAGTAGCTTTTTCATTGTACGAAAACTTTTTTGGTTAGACTCTTCCACTTCAGGATGTACACTCCAGTAGCAAGGTTCTCTAGCGGTCCTTGAACCTGACGTCCAGTCATATCGTAGATACGCGGATCTCTTCCGACCCCGCCCGATGAAGCTGCGGTAATGGTTAAGTCCTTGAGCATACCCACAGAGAATTCTTGTTCGAGGGGGCAGTCACCAAGACTGGTCAGTATGTAGAGCAGGTCCATGACGTTTACGATTCCGTCATTGTTTGGATCTGTTTGGCATCCGCTGCTGCATCCATACTCAAGCATCATCTCAAGTATGTCTCCATTACCTACGGCTCCGTTGCCATCAAAGTCTAGAGGACAGCTTCCGATAGTGAAGCAGAACGTTGTGTCAAACAGAGAGTATTCGGTCTGACCTGTAGCAAGGATTACGTTATCACCTACTGAGATTGTAATACCATCACCCCCAATATCACACACCCCATCGTTGCCAAAGTCAAGAGAACACATGCCATCTCCATTGGTGTCGGTCGCTTCGAAGGTGTAGCATCCCTCGTTCACGCACGCTTCATACACGTAAGTGGCGTATCCAAAGGGATAGTTCCCATCACCAATCACAACCTCCCCATCATCGTCATACAGCACCCAGTCTACTTCGTTAGCCCAGTTGTCTGTACCAACCACGATGTCTAGCAGCTCACCCGAAACTGTAGAGATGGGCCACCATGCGTAGTCGTTGTCTTGGTATTGGTCAACGTCGCTAATAGTCTGAACCTCAAACATCTGAGCCCCATCTACATACACGTCAGGAAAGAACACTTCCGAAGTGCCAACAGGCACATCAAACAAAGTCTGTACATATTCGTTGCCGTTGACATAGAGCTGCACGTCAAGCATGGGGATAGTCAGAGTGCCTTGGTTTACCACATCAATCCAGATGTCTTGGGTTGGGGTGCACCACTCTTGCTGATAGTAGGCTGTCAATGCGGTGGCGTCGTAGTCTACAACAGGCACGCATGACAAGTTATCTACTAGGCCTGATCTAGATGTTTGAAGGCACTCGTGCATGCGCTCCGACTGACCCACGGTAAAGCTCTCTCGGCAAGTCTCTGGCGTGTAGTCCATGAAGTTCTCAATCAAGGCGTCTGGACAATCAGCAGTCTGGCACCCGATGTCGTTAGGTGTTGTTGGCGGGGTGTCGCACACTTGGTCCCCCTGAGTTTCGCAGTTTGTTTCGTCGCAGTCATTGCTATTGCTGAACGTGTGCCACAATGTGAGGTGGTGCCCCATCTCATGAACCCCAGTGAGCCCAAGCTCACGCCCAGCCTTGAGTGTGCCTACGTTTCCAGTCACGTTATACAGACACACGACACCGTCTCGGCAGTCACCAGTGGGACCGAGGTAGGCAAAACCCTGAATGCCCCAGCCCCCGTCGTTTCCGTTGATTTCAGTGACGACATAGTAGTTGATGTACTCAGAAGGATTCCAACAACCGACGTCGCTCTTGAGCTGTGTCTGGTCGGCTCCGCTACCTGATCCATTACTGATACCATCCATCATGTAATCCTCATTGGAGCTATAGTCCGTGCGAGTGATGCCGTTAGTGGGGTTGCCTTCAGGGTCACGAGAAGCCATGCAGAACTGGATCTTACTGTCTGCGAACTCTTCGTTGAGAACATCGACCTGCGACATGATCTGCTCGTCGGAGATGTTATTTTCTTCTCCTGCTCCAGTGTGTACGATGTGGAACACGATGGGTAGTACAACGGTGTCAACCTCAGCGAGGTTTACATCGGTTCGATTCATGCCCATAACTCTAACGTTATCAGGCACTAATAGGCTACATTCTTGAGCTATGCTCGAAAAGGTAATTGCCAGTAAGAGGGTAGTGATAATGGTTTTCATTCGTCACCAAATGTACGAAATAAAAAAGGGGGCTGAATAAATTATGTCTTAAACACATAAGCCTGTGTTTAGTATATTTGCATCAAACAAATAGATATGGCAAGAGACTATAAGACTATCATCCCGTACTTTCGAGAAGAAGAAGTCCAAGAGGTGGACACAGCCTCTGGCTCCGCTGACTGGAACATGAATACGAGTCGCATCTTGGTTAAGGATGGTGGGGCTGATGTTGTAATCAATCTCGTTAAGCCAGAGCCAGACCTTTCTGGAATCATATTGGAAATCGGAAAGGACAACGGAGACTTCTCTTGCATTGTGAACATGGATCCATACGGTCCTTTCGCCAATGACGCCGACTTCAGAGAGGTCGATCTTCAGTACGGGGGTGATGGCACGGACTCGGCGGCAGTATTCACTTGTTTCTGGAACGGAGAAAACTGGGTGCCTATTGGGTTGACGGCTACTACATAACCTAGCGTTATGAGAAGCCACGTATTTCCTGTATGCAGACCTAGCTTCAATAAGCTAGATGTTGAGACGATAGATGAGGGCAGGAGTCTATTAGCTGGTGTTAGCGGAAATAACATTTACTACAAGACTACTGGTTCAGATGGCGTCCAAGGGGCTGCTAACTTCAATATTGCAGGAGATCTAATAGTGCGTATTGACTTTATCGTCGATGGCGGCGGGGGGGAGTATTTGTTGAGCGATATATCAGCCCCATCGGAAATAACAATCAGTGAGCCACTACTTATTACTTTTTTTCATGCCCGAAGCATTAAGAACTCTAGCAACGAGCTTTTTAAAAACCGTCTTTATATCACTGATATACAAGACTATTCTCTTTCTGAGGGATCTATATTTTGTATTGGCTCAAAACCATCAACGGATATAGCCACTACTCGTAGTCTTCCAAACCTTGACGTCCACACGGTCACAGATTTTATACCTCCATTTGATACGGGTGCATTTGGTTTATCCTCCACCACAACATACTCTTCTGGCGGCAATATCTGGGTCACAGTAATGTTCACTGGCACTCGCTGGGTAATCCTGGGGTCTAATAGCTGGATATCATGAGAAAGCACGTATTTCCTGTATCAAACAATAAATTTCAAAAGCTCGACGGAATCGAGATAGACGAAAGCGCTCCTTTTTATTCGGCCCAATATAGTAACTACAGGGGTGTTGGTTCGGACGGGGGTGTGTACGTGGTCAGTACACTTACTTCGAGCTCAGAGGTTGGATCCATCAACTTTATTGTGGAGGGAGGAGGAGAGTACTTACTCGATTCAAATGTATCAGTCCCTTCAGAAACAAATTTAGATTGGAGCGGAGGCCACGATTCAATTATAGCACTAAACATTTGGACCTCTTACATACTTTCGACAAACCCTATTGTTTCTGGTAGCGCTTCTCTCTCAACATTTCTTGAGGCAAGCGAGCTTCCTGATCCAGAAAAATTAACTGCTGGGGAAATTTTTTGTATAGGATCAAAGAACCCCGCAGACAATGTGCTCAAAAGAAACCTCGTTCCAGTCGTATACGGCAACGAAGGGGCGGGGGTGTTTTACCCAGAAGAAGGTTCTTTCGGTTCTGGTGCTTTTAGCATAGATTTACACAACCCTAATGATGGTTATGTCGTCGACAAATCATGCTGGACCACACTCATGTGGAATGGGACCAACTTCGTGCTCCTCGGCTCTAACAACTGGATATCATGAGAAGCCACGTATTTCCTTTTATAGAGCCTGGATTTAGGCTCATAGATAACGACGTCGTAAACAGCTTGGGCGACGAGCAAGACATTTCTTTAGGCAAATACAGCGCCAACGAAGACAAGAATGTTGAGTGGTTTTTTACCTCAATCGGCAGCTTAGGGGTTGGACGCATGTACTTTGGCAAAAAAGATCATGAAACACTTATTGACTTTAATGAGACTCCAGATGATGTCTACTCACAAGTTTCAGGCCCCCAAGGCTTCAATGTTTTTTCGTTGAATTCTGGGCCATTGTGGAAGGCGGGTTTTACTGGAGAAATAGATGTTGAACTTAATCTTGCTCCAGGATCTGTTTTTTGTGTGGGGGTAAAAAACAAGACATCAGATATAACAGTTAGACCTAGTCTTTTGTATGGCACACTCTCAGATTTTAGTGACGTACATTATGTGTTTGCTTCTCCCCCTAACTTCTTCGACAACCATTCTGGACCTATTATCGGTGTCGGAGAGTGGGTGACCTTCATGTTCACTGGCACTCGCTTCGTTGTACTGGGCTCTAACAACTGGACGTGATACCAAAAGAGAGGGCCGAAGCCCTCTCTCAGTAGCGAAGTTCCACAGCATATATAACCCTGTGTAACGATGCAAATATAAGCACTACGCCTCACACACTGCGCAATTTAAGATATCCCTGCCAACAGCCTGTGCCTGGTTGACTCCTCGTTGGTAATACAAAGTCTTGATACCTAACTCCCACGCCTTGATGACGAGCTGATTGACATCCTTTAGTGGTACGTCATCGCTGATCATCACGTTAAGAGACTGACCCTGATCGATGAACTTCTGTCTGTCAGCGGCCTGCTGAACCACCTCCATCTGCGAGATCTCAGCAAACGTCTTAAATACATCCTTCTCTTCTTGAGTAAGGAAATCCAGATGCTGTACTGACCCGCCCTTCATCATGATGCTCTTCCATGTGGCTGCATCATCCTTACCCTTCTCAGCAAGGAGGTCTTTAAGGTATGGGTTCTTGTAAGTGAACTTGCCTTTAGCCAAATCCTTTGTGAAGTAGTTAGATTGCAGCGGCTCGATAGATGGGGAGACTTGACCAAGGATGAATGAGGACGAGGTGGTAGGAGCTACTGCCATGCGCGTGCTGTGGCGATAGTCGTACCCTTCCATGAACTCAGACACACCACCCATCATTCCTAGCTGCATGCTCATTTGGTTTGTCTGTCGCATGATGTGAGCAAACATCTCCTTGTTTATAAGCCGAGCCTGCAAGCTTTCGAATGGGATGCCCTTGCTCTGCAGGTACGAGTGGTAGCCAAGTGCTCCGACCCCAATGCTGCGGTGATCCTCAGCAAAGCGAACAGCTTTCTCCATGAACGGAATGTCCTTGGCTTTATCGATGAACTCTGAATACACAGCGTCAAGGAAGGCTGTCAATACCATGACTGGATCTTTCTTCGTATCGGGGGCCTTCCACTCGTCGTAGTGCAGTAGGTTCATAGAGGATAGGCAGCAGACAAAAGACTTCTCTTCGTCTGTGTACTCCATGATCTCTGCGCACAACTGTGAGTGTGTGATCTTCAACCCCTTGTCTTCGTATACGTACGGGCGTGCGTTGTTTACGTTGTCTGTAAAGAAGATGTATGGATAGCCTGTCTCGCTGCGCTTCTTGTGAATCTTAGCCATGATCTCACGCTTCTTGCGGTCTCCCTTGATCATCTCCTTCATCCACTTGTCTCCGATACACACAGCGAATGACACATCTTGTATAGCGTGCCCCTCGCTGCGGATCTGCAAGAACTCCTCGATGTCTGGGTGTTCCACATCAAGGTATGCAGCCCAGCTCCCGCGTCGCACCTTGCCCTGAGAGATGACGTTGGTTGTCGTATTGAACAGCTCCATCATAGACACAGCCCCGTTGGTCTCGCCACCCGTAGAGATCTTAGCTCCACGAGGTCGAAGCTTACCGAAGTACGTTGCCGTGCCGCCACCCACCTTGCTCATAGCTCCAATCTCTGCAGCCCCACGTAAGATATCGAATGTATCGTCCTGAACCTGCGTACCAAAGCACGAGATAGGCAAGCCCTTATCCTTACCAAAGTTTACCCACACTGGGGTGCTCAGGCTAAACCACCCTCGCTTCATACATTCGTAGAAGTCATCAGCGAATCCTTCCCAGTCACCCTGCATGGTGTCTTCTAGGATGCGTTCAGCGTGGGCAGCTATCTCTCTCACCCTGTCTTCGACCGATTGGCCTGGGTCAAGGTATCCCTTCTCCATAAATTGTCGAGTCTCTTCTGTGACCCAGTAAAAATCTTTCATTAAAATAGTTCTTCTGCTGTGAAACTCTTGGTGCTCTTTGCGTAATCGATAGGCTTCTTGTGGAAGAAGTCAGATAACGCGGACGCATACACCTCTTCGTCCATCCATGCCGTAACCTCCAGCTTCTCTTGGTTCACAGGGAACTCAAGATTAAAGCCGATGCGACGCATGCTTTCGTTAACTCTGTTGTTCAAGTAGTTGTTTAAGATAGACTCGCTAAGGAACTGATTCTCAAACCCTTGAAGGATCCAGTTAATCAAGCGACCCTCTGCTTGAAGGGCTTCCTCAGCCTCGTGACTGATGCGTTCTTCAAGCTCAGCATCAAACAACTCAGGATGCTCGCGGCGGATTTGATTGATCAGAGCCATGCCACCCTCTGCATGAAGGTTCTCTTCCTTGCTCGTGTACTGCACCACGTTCGACGTGTCCTTGAAGACAGCCTGAAACCTGTTGAATCCCAGGATGGTGTAGAACTGGCTGAACAGAGACACGTTCTCAGTAAAGAGTGTGAATAGGATGAGGCTGTACAAGAACTGCTTTCGATCGTCCTCATACACGCGGTCCACATACTTGTTCAAGTAGTTAACGCGGTTGAGCACTGGCTCGTTATCAAGCAAGGTCTTGAACTCATCCTCCAACCCCAGCTTCGTCAGTATCTCTGAGTAAGCACGTGAGTGGATGACCTCAACGCCACCAAATACAGCACCCATATCTGCAATCTCTGGCTTGGGCAGGTGCTTGCCGATGTTCGACCAGTACGATTTCACCGCCACTTCCACCTGTGAGATGAGAAGGATAGCGCGTTTGATAACGCCTTGCTCCTCTTTCGTGAGTGAGGTATGGTAGTCCTGGACGTCTGACTTAAAGTTGAATTCATTGTGTGTCCAGTGGCTAGCCCACATCGCGTTGATGAGGGGGTCGGTGATTTCAGAATAGTCGAAGGGCTTATAGCTCAGCCTCTTCTCAAAGATCGAGTTGCTCATGGGTGCTGTAAAAAATGGTGGTTAAAAGGACCTACAAGATAGTCAATAATCCGTCTCGTAGGGCCAGACTCGGTAGGAATCTAACTCCTTAAGGTCGTGTAAGTTGAGCATGGTGATGACGTCAAGTCTGTCTTTGCGCTGGTACTTTTTTCGATACGCATTGCGCTTGTCAACAAATATGTCAGCTACATTCTTCTCACACCACTCTCGTAGTTCTTCCCTATCTACAATGGAGAATCCGCCTTCTTCAGGCATATCGAATGCGATGATATGTGCGTTGCCATACATCCATCCTTCGTTCCCCGCTACGTTCTTGAACTCACACCAGATTTCATCTGGCAGGTTGTTCCCTTTCACATCAACTGAATGCTTCCTATCGCTGTAGTGTAGCCAGTAGTCGATGTGTTTCTGCATGTCTTCTTTCTTGCTGGATTTGATTACCTCAAACCCTAGCCGCTTGGCCGCCCTCTTGAATCTCTCTTCCGCAAATCTACCAGTCGTGTTAGAATAACTCCTTCTCTTCTGGCTTTGCATTTGCTTCCCAATATTCGTAAGAGGCGTCTCGTATAAGGCTGGCTTCGTGCCTGAGCTTAGACACCATAGAGTCTAAGACTCGTGACACCTGTCCAGGATCCTCTTTGGGTTTGCCATTCTGTGTGTACAGGTCTTCACTGTAATTTGTTATGACCTCATACATCCTGCTTACGGCTACCCCGTACACGCGACCCAGCTCTTCGATGGGTATTTGTTTTTTGTCCATTTGATTTTATTATTTGGATGGCTTCTTCTATCTGCTGCCTGTTACGGCAAATGAATAACATCGGGAGCGGCTCGTTTAGTTTTATCAGGTAATCCATGAACAGCTTCCACCTCATGGGGAAGTCGTGGTGAGAATGAATAAACCCTTTGGTCTCTATGATCCAGCTCCCGTCTTTAGCTACGAAATCAGGAGTGTATTTGATTGGGAGAACCACCTTGTCTGTCTTGTCGATAAGCCCCTTGGATTTAGGGGTCATCTTCCAATACGTCTGGGGGTAGTTAAACTTGGGGAGGATCTCGTACTCACGTTCCTCGTAGGCAAAACTTAGCCCCGATTCAGCGAGAAGGTTAGCACATGTCTTTTCCAATCCACTCTTATACTTACCTAACTCCCTTTTCTTAGCGGACTTCTTCTTCGAAGTTCCTTTGCTTTGTCGCTTCACTATGCGAAGTTACAGCGGAATTTTCTAAGAATAGACTGTTAGAGGGCATGTTGAACTGCTTGTACTTATCGAACTGCTTGTCAACACCTTGGAACAGCTCGCTCCCTGTCGTGTTGATTCTGAAAGCTGTGTGCGATGTGTTCATTGTGAACGTTATCGGGTCGTCGATAGGTGTAGGCTGTCCTCCTGTCTCTGTCTCGCGCACCTTTCTGATGTGCAGCTCAGTAGTTTTCTTGATGTTGTGATCTGGGGCTTGCACCTTGCGGTGTATCGTGATGAAGCAGTCTGCTCGGTTCACGAACTTACCACCACCCTCTGTGTCCTCTGCATACGGAGCTACAGGCAACCCGTCATCACCCTTGCGGCGTTGAGCCTCGGTGACAGCGTGCATATTAAGCCACACCGCTACGTTGTTTGCATTGGAGAAAGTCAAGAACTCTGAAGCAGCTTGGTAATGGTAGTCGTGAGAGTTGCCATTGCCTGAAAGCTCAATCTTGAGACTGTTGTAGGGATCCACGAACACAGCATCACACTCCTGCTGACGCACGATCTTCTCAAGGAAGACGAGGATGTCTGAGTAAGAGTACACTTGGTTGTTGCTGATGACTGTGAAGTGCTCGTTCACCCACTTGTACGCCGTCCGACGCTGCTCATACGTCATGTCCCCGATCTTCCTGTTGACCGCGAACTGCATGAGAGACATCTTCAGAGAGGCTGTGCGGTTCTCCGAGGAGTACACTACCCATTTCCACCCGTGCCTCACGGCTGAGTTCACCATCATGTAAAGAGCGAAGGTTGTCTTACCTACGTTCGAGTGTCCATTCATGATAACGAATTCCTTCTTGTAACGGAAGTAGTTGTCTAGCTTGTCGTCACCAGTATCTAAGCCTACAGGAATCTTGCCGTTGGCGTAGTCGTCGATCCATCGGAAGTCTTCGTCATCGGATGAGATGAATGACATGTCTCCGTCGTTGATGAGCAGATCACGCTGTGCATCTTGTTCATTGTCTATGACTTCGCGGATGGGCATGTTCTTGCCTACCTCGATAGCCTGACGGATGGTTGTCATAGCCGCCTGCTCGCTGTCGATATCACGCTTGCAAATCTCGCGGAAGAGAATGCGCACAGCCTCCTCCTCTTCGATGCGTCCTGCTGAGATGTACCCACCCACAAGCTTAGCAGACTTCAGTAGGGCTGCGTGCTTCTCTCCGTCATCTGCTTGGCGTATCATACGCGCTGCAAGGTTGAGCTTCATGTAGTCCGTGAACTCTCCTCGCTTAGCCTCTTGCACTTGTTCGCTACGCTCGGTGGCAAACGCCCCGAACTTCTTGCAGTCTGGGTTGAGGCTTAGCTCTGGGTCGTAGGACTCGAAGCATGCACGAGACTCGTTGATGCCTGACTCGTCAACCTCAAGGTCGTATTGCTTGTGGAAGTACGTACGTAGGGCTCGGAAGTGGTCTCTGTGTCGCTCAGGATTGGTGACTCTTACCAGAGCCTTGAGCCCATCACCACTCGGTGAAACCCAGCACCCAAATACATAGCTGTCCGTGGCAAGTACGCTCTTGGATTTGTCAACATCAATGTGGTCAAAGTCCAGAACAATGAGTCCGCTGTGCTCGAATAGAGCATCGTCTGCACGTGACGCAAACTCACCGCTAAAGCATACGACAGGAAGTTTTTTCTTCGCGTCCTTATCACCCGATCGTACAGCATCAATCGTGGTTTTCGACTGGCCCGTCTTGATTCTGTCGAGGGCGGTCATCACGTTGACATGGTGCGGTGCGTCCTTGTCGAAGACGTCTTTGAAGAATGTCACTTTCATTGTATTCGAATTCTAGGATTAGTTCTAAGTAATGAATGGCCTTTAGGATATCCTCCGCCCCATTCTTTTGGCGGTGTCTGCATAGATACTTGATGACGTTACCTTCGATGAACGGGATGTTGTTCTTGAAGATGAACTCAGTGGGTTGGATGGGCATGTTGTAATGCTCTCCGCCCTCTTGTCTTTCAGATGGTTTCATAGTGCTGTTCGATTTACTTTACCCACAACCTTCTTGCTGCGAACACCCTTTATGATGAGGTGCTTCTGACCTTTGTATGTCTTGCCATAAAACTCCAGCTTCAGTCTGTCCATAGTCTTGCTGTCGTTGGCCATGATTTCATTAGGAGTGTCGTACCTGCTGATAGCCCACGCATCCCTGTTGATTATGCGACTGCCCTTCTTGTAAGCTATGTCGAGAGTCAAGCTATAGATGCTGGGGAGATCTTCATTTCCCATTTCTTTTTTAGTTTGTCGGCAATCCACTGCATGGAGACCTTGCTCCCCATAACGCTACTGCAATCGTCACGAGTGAGTAGTACGCTGTTGTCCCCTTTCTTGTTCGGGATGATGATGCAGATGTACTTCTCTGTAAACGAGGGTATAAAGACTTTGAAGTCGATGTCGTAGTCAATCATGATGCAGTGAAATGTCAGGTTGATGTCGTCTTTACTTCCACAGAAAGAGAAGGGACCAAGGAACTTAATGTTCCTCAGCCCCCACTCGATAGCTGCGTAAAGCCCTACTGGTTTAGAAGGGCAAGTCCGCAGACTCTTGCTCTGCATTAGACCCTTGTTTCTGTTGACGCTTCTCCTTCGCGGCCTCGCTGCTCGGGTTGAACACACGGGCACACGCCTTGCCATTCTTGCTCATAAAGAGAGTCACGTATACGTTGCCACCTCGACCTTCTTCGTCACGCTTGGTGACGTATTGATCAAGCATGTCCTTGAGTTCGTGGTCCTTCAAGCGCAAGTTCCAAGAGAGGAGTTCGCCATTGTCATTGTACTTGGGTTCGTCAGCCCAGCCGACGAGAACGGAGTCATACTTCTGTTCGCTCATGATTTGTTAATTAGAATTGAGATTAGAAAATAAATTGAAAGATAAGCCAAAATGTGGAGAGCACATAGCAATACATACTCAAACTTTGAATTGTACATAGTCTTGGTCAGGTGCTTTGTTGCCTTCGAGGAAGTTCGTGATGCGCTCAACAGCGTCATTGAACTTCATCTCTCCAGCGAACAGGGTTTCATCTGAACACTCTACTACTGCAGGTAGATACGGGTACGTCTTCTCTTGCACAAGCCAGTAGAACTTGTTGACACCGAACACCTTGCAGTAGATGTAAGCTTGGATGTCGTAGCAGAAATCACGTACGCTGTAGCGGAATTTATCGACAGCCTTAGTGGACTTGGAGTCTACGATGAACCCGTCGCCGAGGCAATCGAGAAAGCCTTTGACCTTTACGGGCCCAATCATTTCGTTGAACTCCACTTGATACTTGCCCGAGGACAACATGTCACTTACGAGGCCGCAACGTTCGAGCCTGTCGATCATCTCGTTCGCTTGCTTCCAGTCGTCGGGTGAGCACAGCATCTTACCCTGCTTGCTTGCCTCCTCGATGAGGTACTTCTGCATATCCTTGTACTCCTTCGTAAGCTTCGGTCGCTTAGAGGAGCGAGTCTTGTCAGAGCACCTGTCGATGATAGCATCATCTGATACTACTGCGTAGGTATCGAAGGCTTTGTCACGCTCGAACAAGAGCATATCGTAGAGAGACCCGAAGGCGAGGGCAGGTGACTCAAACTTCAACTCACCTTTCATGTATTGGTCGAACCTCGCCATGTCGGTGAGCGCCACCTTCAGCGACGAGTAAGAAAGGTGCGGCTTGTTGTACCGCTCTTGCAGGGCTTCGGGGATGTTAATCATTGAGCTTCTTTTTAATCGAGCCATCCTCAGACACCTCGTAATCTGATGAGCTGTGAAGACCTCGGTCTACAGCTTGCAAGTATCGATGAACGGTGGACTTGGGGATGCCTGTATACTTGGCAATCTCCCTGATGGTCATACCTCCAGAGCGCATTCGATACATCTGCGGCACGTACTCTTCATACTTGTTTCCGTAGTTGCCTTCGTGACGAGCACGAAGCTCGTACACGATGGAGGCAACTGCAATGGATGAGAGGATGCCTGAGATAAAGCCGAGCAACCCAATCATCGCACGAACTTTTTGAGGCCTGCTACTTGCTTCTCAGATAGCTGGTCCCCATACTTGGTGAGGATGCTATCGAAAGCCTTCTGCTTATTGGACTGCCCCTTGATGTACGTCACGGCTTTGTCCATGATGTTCTCTGTCGGAGCAGAGGGACTCGCGTCTTGCTTAGCAATGGCGTCTGAGACTTCATTAGCTGATGCAATAGACGTGTCGATTCCGATTCCGAGCATTGCCAAGGCACGTCCGACGGCTGAGGTCTCGCAGTTTTCGACATAGCTTGTCTTGTTGATGTTAGATGAACTCTTTTCCTCGTGAGCGTGGCCTTGTGCTACGATTTGACCATCGGGTGTAGTGATGGTGCACAAGCATAGGCACTGCTCTGAGTCAAGCACTGGGAACTCCGTGAGAATACCCCAGTTTTTATACTGCTCTTCCTGACGAAAGAATTTGATACGCTCGTTGACTTCGACGTAATTTTTACCGCGAATGTTTGTTACCTTAAATTTGTATTCAGACATAAGAAATTAAATTAGAGTATTTATTTTGTTTGTTTGTCTTCTTAAATCTGCTTAGCGAGGATTTTACTGAAGAGTAATTGAATCCTTTGGAGTCGCAAAGCTCTTTGAGAGTGTCGAACACTTCATTGGTCTCGGTGTATAAACACCTTTGCCTATTTGGGTTGTTCGCTCCCCAATGATTGTGCTTTCCTTTGTTTGACTCGCTTATCTTTTGGCGCCACTCCATATCCTTGGAGTGATTTAGCCTAAGGTTAATTAAGTCAAAGCCTTTATCAAGGTGCTCGTCGATGAGCTGTCTCTCAAGTGCGAAAGCGTCACGTTCAGATACTCTTTCATGGAAGAAAGTGATTAGTTCCGTGATGTCCCCGCCATTCGAGTAGAAGGAGTCAGCATCTTCGTTGATGTTGAACGCCTGCCTGTAGACTCTTGCTCGGCTCCCCTTACCAATGTACACGAGCTTTTTATCCGTGTTCATTATCCCATAAACGTAATACTTATTCATGTGGCAAAGGTAATAAACCTCTACTTAAAAATAATTTGTGGTCTTGAAATTGTAATTAGACATTGATTTGAGATTGAACTGAATTTTTCTCTTTAACTAACTTCTTAATCATCTCGTCGATGTACTCAATGCGGTTGACCTTAGCCATCTCATTGAAGTATGAGTCGATGATGTATTCTGCGGTCTCGAACATTGTTTCATACCCATCCCACCAGTCGAGGTTGTTCTCGTGCTTGCGTCTGTAGTGTATGATTGTTGTTCTGTCCTTACCAAGCACGTCTGCGGTGAGGCTGTCACCTATATGCTTCGTAAGTGCGACACCGAAAGCCATTCGCGGTTGCGTCTGCTTGAAGTGCCTGTCGTACGATGTGTAGTCGATCCCGATGGCTTCGCAATACATGCGGAGAGCCTCGTGACCTTGGTCGATAAATGTAAGTGGATTCGTCTGCAAATTTAGTTGATTTGATTCTATTAAACAAGTTTCCCGTGGATTTTTTCCCTCATAGTTGAGTGGATGTCGGCATACACCTGCATCGCAATCATGACCGTCTCCATTTTTTCAGACAGGTCGTGAAGCGCACCTTCCATATCTATGGGGTCGTACGTTTTGCGAGATGTATACTTTGGTATCACCATCTCATTAGCCTGACGGCAGTGCTCCACGAACTCGCCAAGACCTGCGCTTACGGGCATCTTTACCCACTCCATGATGTCGTACTCTATGATGTCCTCGAAAGCAAACATGCGGGCCAAGGTGACAGCCTTAGAGTCGAAGTCGAATGAATCGTTGATGTGATTGATGGCGTCTTCGTTACTCATCTGATGGGTCGTATACGATGAAGGGTTCGTCATGGGTGTGACGCTTCCACGCCAGTTCAAGAGATGGGGTTACGAAGATGCCTCCGTTGCGGAAGTATCCGTAGATGATTTCGTTTTCAGTATCCATAGTGCTTAGCGGTTTTATAGGCTTCAAACATTTTATGTCCGAGTTTTTCGTAGTTGGGTGGTCGGACTGGGCGTCGAGCCTGTGAGTCCTCCCATCGTTCGTACTCGGAGACGAACATATTAAGGATTAATTCAGCTTGGTTTGATTCCATTTCTGATTATTGGTTTGTGATTCATGTTGCATTCGTGTTGCTTCTCGGTGCATCTCCCACATGCTGTCTACGATAGCCTTAGATATCTTCGTACGCTCGTCTGAAGTTCTTCGAATCTCTGCCTGCCCTACGATTACGCAACGAACAAGCATGAAGAAGAAGCCTCTTCGCATCTTGATAGTGACGCATGGGTATTCACTTACGATTTCAAACTTGTTTCTCATGCGCTCAGGCTGTGGCTTGCTGGGGCTGATGAGGGAGGTGATGTATTTAATCATTGTCTTTTGTTTCTTGGTCGTCGATTCCGTGGATACGGCACTCGAACTCCTTGTCTGCACACAATCCCTTGAGTGCATCTACTACGAAGGACTCCTCGTACTGCCCAACCTTGTCTCGCATCCAGTCGAGGTCAAGGTGGTCGTCGAGGTCGATGTCTCGTGCAAAGGACACCTCGAAGTCGCCGCAGTATTCACTCTCTTCGATATTGATGGTCTGCCCTTCGAGTTCAGCAACAGCATCGTTGATGCCTGACTGCACACCCTCACGGAAGATGGCGATGGCTACGTCCTTAGGGATGACGGGCATAGTAGGTGCGCCCTCTTTGGGCTCTCGCGCCTCCTTCTTCCACGCTTCCGCTTGGGATGTCTTGACGGTGAGGTCACGCTCCAACTGCTTGATAGAGCTCTGAAGCAATTCAACCTCACCCTCTGCACGGCCACGTGCTTCTTCGAGGTCGCGGTATGCTTGGCATCCGCATGGTCCGCTTGATGCTTCTTTCTCCTTGCGGAGCTTGTCAAGCTCGGACTTGAGTTCATCGACCTGATTTTGGAGGGCTTGCTCACGTCCCGTCTGCTCTGCGTACTGCTTCTTGGCCATCTCTTGACGGAACTCCATCGACTCGATGGTAGCACTGGCAGAGGAGATAGCGTTCTCTGCGTAGCGGATAGCCGCTTCGAGTTCGTTCTTAGATTCTTGGAATGAATTCATGATTAGTTAATTTGAGATTGGAATTCTTCGTAGGTCAGGTAATCACCCAATTCAGGTCTGTTTTTGGTGGCGGCCTTGGCCTTGGATGGCTGGGTGTAGTAGTACTCGCCCGTCTTTGTATCAGGGTTGGATGACCGAACGACCTTACCCTGTTTCCACAGGCTTATGAGTGTTTCCTCAATCAGGTTGTACATGTATTTGTCCATTTTGGCTTTGTCGACTTTGCTCATTGTAATGTTGCTTTGAAGATTGAATTGACGCAGTCAATGACTACGCTCTTGGGTTGTGGTGAAGTTTGTAAATGTTTTTGTAGTTGTCGTGTAGTTTCAGGTGCTTCCCGTTCGATGTGTTCTACTCGGATGCGGTAGTCCCCGTCGTATGGGTTGGCACTGATGATGTCGTGTACTCGTATCATGAGCCGTAGATAAATGAGAAGTGTTCGCAGATAGCCCTGCCGTATGCAGTGTGGAATCCATAGCTGTGGCTGTACTTTATGGGTTCGTCGGCTAACATGAACCGCAACACACTCCACTCGTCAAGCTCAAATTCGGATGCGGTTTCTTGTGTCGCTTCGAGGAGCATATCAGGATCGTGACGTAGGGGTTTGCCGAGGTCTTTCTCGATGTAGTTTTGGATGTCTTTACTAGTCATTGGTGTTTCGATTTGGTCAGGCAATTCTTCCCAGTGTTTCTTGAGCTTTGTGCTCCATTCTTCATTCGTCATTGTCTGTAAATTTTGGTGAGTTCTCCATGATAAACTTGGCAACAAGCTCTTCGATTTCGCTTACCACCTCGTCCACGTCGTTGTTGTCGAGGTCGTACTCTTCTTGCATCAGCTTGGTGAGTCGCATATATCCGCTGTCTGCGGTGTATGATTCGCGGTGGTTGAAGCAGTCGCTAACGTAGAGACGGAGGTCGTATAAGGTTTCTTCAGTCATTGTTGTGGTTGATAAGGGTTAATTGAATCTCTGATTCGCAGTTGTTGTGCAAAGGGTCGAGGTATACAGCATCTACATAGAAGTCGTAGATGTCCTCGTGAGCCGTGGTGTCATGCACCATGATGACAACAAGGTCGTCGTCCTTGAAGTCAGACAGGCTATCAATCAGTTGTTTCTTCGTCATTGTTCTTGGGTTTGGGGATACGGAAAGCGTGCATCACGTAGTCGTCAACGTCAATGAAGGCGTGGTTGCGGTAGTACACCGAGGAGATGAACTCCGTGAGTTGGTACATATTGGTCTCATGGCAGGTGTACTTGCCTGTGTTGTCCATGACATCAGAGGAGACACGAGCCACCAAGGACATACACAAGGGGAAGTAGTCCCATGCTTGGGTAGTATCCTGTTGGTCCCACGTCAACCAACATGACTCGGTGGAGTCGGAGCG